AAGACCCCTTAATAATTATCAAAGACACAACTAATGACGCTAATGCTGCGAGGCTTCGTTTTGTAAAAGACAAAGGTGCTGCTGGCGCTGATGATGATGATATTGGTACAATAGAGTTTTTTGCTGATAATGATGCCCAAGAACAGACTAAATTTGCATTAATTCGTGCAGAGGTTGCAGATGCTTCTGACGGTGCTGAAGGTGGTAAACTAAGACTTCAAATTGCTTCCCATGATGGGGAGATGCAAAACGGTCTTATAATAACCGATGGTAATGCAGAGGATGAAATAGATGTAACTATTGGTAATGGTACAAATTCTATTACTACTATTGCTGGAGCATTAGTCTCTACAGGCACCGTCACAGCAAGCACTGGTGGGAGTTCAACACCTAGCTTTACTTTTAGTGGCGACACAAACACAGGCATGTTTAAATCAGCAAGTGATACGATAGGTTTTACCACTGGTGGAACTGAACGTGTACAAATAGGAAGTTTTGGCGTCGCTGCGGATGCTCTCACAAATAAAACAGCTAGTGGTGATCTGACAATTGATGTAGCTGACGATATTATTCTTGATGCTGAAGATAATGGAAGAATTCAACTTCATGATGGTGGCACTTTTTATGGTCTATTAAGAAGAGATACTAATGACTTTCAACTGTACTCTATTGTCCAAGATGGAGACATGGTATTTCGAGGCAATGATGGTGGAGCTAATGTAACTGCTCTTACACTTGATATGAGTGATGCAGGGACAGCTACGTTTAACCATGATGTTAAATTGCCAGATTCAGGTGAGCTAGCTCTAGGTGCAGGTAGTGATTTAAAATTATATCATAATGGTAGTCATAGTTTTGTAAAAAATACCACTGGTGACTTGAATATAGAAAATGATTCTGATCTTTATATTGATTCTGGTAATGACATTATTCTTGATGCTGATGGTGGTAACTGGCGTTTTAAAGATAATGCAACAACACTTTTTACATTTAGTCAAGATAGTCAAAATGTTGTTTTATTTAGTGCTGTTTCAGATAAAGATTTAATATTTAAAGGTAATGATGGTGGTGGAACCGTAACTGCCTTGACCCTTGATATGTCTGAGGCTGGGGCTGCTACGTTTAACGCAGGTGCTACGTTTGGCGGTGATGTTAGTGTAACGTCTGGCACGGATGCGAAGCTAACAATCAACGATGCAATTAGTGAAGTTGGAAGTGGTAATCTAGCATTTCAAACAACTAATTCTGCTGGTTCAGCCTTGAAACCAATGGGCTTTCGGGCAGAAGACATTCGTTTTGCTACTGGTTCGTCTGAGCGTATGCGCCTCGACAGCAACGGAGAATTACTTATTGGACATTCTTCTAGTGTTAATTTTAATGCTGAAAGCCATGAGTTACAAGTTTCAGACACTAATTTCAGTCTTGCATCTTTTGCTACCTACAGAAATGGATCAGACGGAGCAAATATATCTTTAGGACATAGTAGAAATACAACTAAAGGTTCTCACACTGTTGTTAATGATAACGATCAACTGGGTGCTATTGCTTTCTATGGAAGTGATGGAACTGATTTTGAACAAGCTGCAAGGATTGAAGCACAGGTAGATGGTACGCCAGCAGATGATGCTACTGACATGCCAGGAAGGTTAGTATTTTCGACTACTGCTGATGGCTCAGATTCTCCAACGGAACGTATGCGCATAAGGTCAACGGGTGACGTGGGAATCGGAACTGGTGGTGACTTTACTTATACTGACATTACAGGTTCTGGTGCAGGTCTTGTTATTGGTTCAAGCAGTGTATCATCTGCTGGTATTGCAATACGAACAGGCACGTCAGGAACAAGTAGGATATATTTTGCAGATAACAGTGGCTCTGCGGATGCTCGAAAAGCAGGATCAATAGAATTTGATCATAGCACAGACGACATGACAATTCAGGCTGAAGACGATCTAAGGCTGTATGCTAAAGAAGACTTTGTTATGCGTGGTGGAACATACACGTTCGACAATGCAGATGGTTCAAGTGAGTATGCAAGAATAGATAGCTCTGGCAACGTGGGGATCGCAGATAACGACCCACCCTCACGACTTACTGTTCTAGGTGACAATGCTGCTGCTCCAGCCTCAAATGGGGCAGGGATAAATGGAATACAAGTCACACGTACAACAAGTTCTTCTGAAAATCTATATATTTATACTGCAGGTAATTTTACTGGTTGGTCTGGGTCTGCTTATTCGGCGCGAATTGAAGGTTTTGGTTTAAATGCCCTTGAAATTGGTAATCGTGGTGAAAAACCAGTGGTTTTTGCTACTAATAATACGGAACGTATGCGCGTCGACAGCGGCGGTGCAGTTGGTATTAATGATACTGACCCAAGTTCATATCCTGCTAACACTCAAACAGGTTCTGCAACTAATGCAGGTCAATTTAGAATTGGTGGAAGTGTAGGGGCCATTTGTGCCTCAGGTACAGGTAATGAACTGGCTTATACTCGCTCTGGCTTAAACTATATCTCCTCTCCCAATGGAGGGTTTCGTATTCGTGCAGGATCATCAGGAGGGGTCAATTTAAGCGACGCCGCAACAAGTTGGACTTCTGCGTCTGATGAAAGATTAAAAACTTTAACTGGTGATATTGAAAATGCCATAGATAAAGTAAAAACACTCAGAACAAAAATGGGTCATTATAATGATGACTCACAAAAAGTTTTACATCCATTTTTAATTGCTCAAGATGTCAAAGCTGTTTTACCAGAGGCGGTTAGCGTAATAGAAAATGATCCTAATGTAGAAGATAAAACAGGTGTAACGGACAAATTGTATCTATCTTACACAGATGTCATACCTTTACTTACTGCTGCACTTAAAGAATCTATAGCTAAGAATGAAGCATTAGAAGCTCGTATAGCCGCATTAGAAGGAGCATAAAAATGGCAATCGAATACACATGGACAGTAAGTAATACCGAATATGAAACCGCAAGTGGAAGCAAAGGTATACAAAGGCTGCACTGGCGATGCGTCGCAAAAGATGGCGATCACTCTGTAAGCAGCTATGGCACGACTAGCCACACACCTGATCCATCAGACAGTAACTTCACTGCTTACGAGAGTGTTACAGAAGCTAACTGCATTGCTTGGGTGCAAGCGCAGGTAGACAAAGACGTGACGGAAGCAAATCTAAAGAAAGGCATAGATAATCTTAAAAACCCACCCACCATGAGCGGACGACCTTGGGCCGCTTAATTTTAACCTAGAAGGAGATCACGATGGCTGAGAAACAAACAAAATCCATCACGATTAACGACAAAGAATATACTGAAGACCAACTAACAGATCAACAGAAGGTAATGATTAACCACATTACTGATTTAGATCGTAAGATCAGTTCTACGCAGTTTAACCTTGACCAATTACAGGTAGGCAAGCAAGCCTTTATGGAAATGTTGACAAAGACTTTAGAAGAACCACCAGAGGATATAGCAGCAGAATAATGGAAATGGACGCGCTCATAAACGTGGGACTGACCGCCGCAATAGGTGGTCTAGGTTGGTGGTTAAAAAGCCAACACGACGAACTTGGGCGCGTCCGTATTTTACTTAATAAAACACGTGAAGAATTAGCAAAAGAGTATGTTAGTAAAGTAGAAAATAATACGGTTATGGATCGTGTTATGGATAGGTTTGACAGGCTAGAAGAAAAAATAGATCGTTTAATGGAACGGTAGGCATGATCTATGATAGACCCTATGACCGCTATAGCGGGCGCTACCGCAGCTTTTAACTTTATGAAAAAGGGCGTTCAAGTTGGACGTGACCTTCAAGACATGGGCCAACAGTTACAGCAGTGGGCTGGCTGCATGGCTGACATCGACCAAGCAGAAAAGATGATTGAAAGACCGCCTTGGTACAAAGCTCTCGGGGGCGGTGTACAAGCGCAAGCTATGGAAGTTTTTTTAGCTCGCAAAAAGGCAAAACAAATGCGCGATGAGTTACGTGAAATAATATCGCACCCAGCAATCCTTGGTCCGTCTCACTGGCAAGAGTTTCTACGAATAGAGGCTGAAATACGCAAGAAAAAACGAGAGCATGAATTTAGACGTATGGAAATAAAACAAGCTATTACTGAGTGGGTAGCAGGTATTGTTTTATTTTTGGTTTTGGTTGGAGGGTTATTTGTCTTTGTTTGGTTGATGAGGACAGCAAATGGTTAGTATGGTAGGAAAGTCTGAGTTTTCTGTGTTATCAGAGGTTCAAAAAACTCAACGTAGTATTGAGAGCCAACAAGCACAACAAAATATTCAACGTGAGCACCAGCGCGTCCATAAGCAGCAAAAAGCCGTAGAACAGCAACAGGTTGCTTTAGCCCATAGTTATGATAGGTTAGGCGAAAGAAAGGCTATAGAACAACCACAGGGTTCTAGTGTCGATATAGAGGTGTAATGTGACAAACACTTTTGAAAAAATACTCCAATATAAATTGATGCCCCGACTAATGATGCTTGTGATGACGATTATGTACATCAAAGTTATAAATTGGGGGATGAGCCTTGATGACTTGTCAACACAGCAATCTGCTATGATTTCAGTGGTTAGCGGGGCTATGACAGGGACGATAGCAGTCTGGCTAGGTTCAGAAAAATGAAATGGTTCTTGGATTTTTGTTGGTCGTGTATATCGACAATAAAGAGTTGGACATTGGGGGCGTGGCGGCGTTCAGAGACATCCATAGATGTGCCTACTTTGCAAGAGAAGTTGAAAAAACAGGCCACATCTACACCTACAAAAACAACTACTACCGCAGCAGCAAAATCAAAGCGCACTGCGAACCAAAGTTCTTCCCGAAAGAAACCAAGTTCTGGGACTAAAAGGAAAAAGAAATGATTACACTATTAGGTAGTTTGCTTGGCTTCGGTACTTCTTTCTTACCCGAAGTCCTTAACTATTTTAAAGCAAACCAAGAACATAAACACGAGCTTGAAAGAGCACAGCTTGAAATGGACCTGATGTCCAAACGTGCTGAATTAAAACTTAGCATTATGGACAAAGAGGCTGACATAAAAGAAACAGAGGGGCTGTATAGGCATGATTCAATTGATGCGGGAGGTTTTATTAACGCACTTCGAGGTTCTGTCCGCCCTGTCATTACTTATTGTTTTTTTGGCCTTTTCGTTGCCATTAAAGTAACAGCGTTATTAGCTTTGCTTAATGTCGGACACGACTTGGGCCGCGCTCTTAGTTTAATATGGGATGACGCAACGGCAGGATTGTTTGCTGCTATTATGTCGTTCTGGTTTGGGAACCGCGCAGTCAGCAAATACATGAAAGTAAAACCATAATGGACGCTTGTTTAAAAGAGGCAAAACGCATCGAATACGAAGATTTGTATCGGAAGGCATGGGACGCACAACGTAAAAGAGATGCGGCGATTGATCCTAGATTAAGATTAAAAGAGGATGAGAAGAAAAAGAAGTTTTCTTCTGTTTTGCCAAAGGATCGTCCCCTTACTAATTTTGGAAGAAAACTTGATCGACTGGCACGTAATGGTATGGATGTGTGCAATATTTCTATTGCTTTAAATATTTCTGAGCCAGAGGTTCGGAGAATAATGAAGGATTATGCTTTACCAAGAGAAACGTTTACGGGTATGGCGAAGAAAAAGTGATATGGGCTGCAATCTTTTTAGTATGTACAGAAGGAAATTGTATGTCCATAGGCAGTCCCGTGTTTCCAAACAAGGAAATGTGTGAATTGTCTATAAGTGCTTATGGGGTAAATATTGTGAGGCAACGTTATCCAAATTATAATATTGTTTCTTGGCGGTGTGTAAAACTTTTTGGAGATGGAACAGATGTTTAAATTAAGTAGACGTAGCCTTGATAGGTTAGAAGGTGTTGATGAAAGGCTGCAAGCCGTAGCCAAACAAGCTATTACATTGACTAAAACTGATTTTGGCGTGATCCAAGGCATGAGAACTGAGGCCCAACAAAAAGAGTTGGTAGCCAAGGGCGCTAGTCAAACAATGAAGTCTAAACATCTTGTAGGTAAAGCCATAGACATTATGGCGTATGTAAATGGACGTGCAAGTTGGGAGTTAAATCTGTACGATGATCTTGCGGACGCCATTAAAGAAGCTGCTTCTGTAGTAGGCTGCCCTGTGCGCTGGGGTGCAGCATGGCACATTGATGACATTCGCACTTGGAACGACACAATGGAAAATGCTATGAACTCTTATGTCGATCTTCGCAGATCACAAGGTCGTAGACCTTTTATAGATGGACCTCACTTTGAACTTATGGATTAGTCATGCCCCTAAAAAAGGTAGTTTTTAAATCTGGTGTAAATAGAGAAAACACTCGTTATACTAACGAGGGTGGTTGGTTTGAGTCTGATAACATAAGATTTAGGCAAGGCTCACCTGAAAAGATCGGTGGTTGGACACGTATATCAGAGGCTACATTCCTCGGACTTGCGCGGTCACTTCTTAACTGGATTACACTGGGCAGTCAGAACCTAGTGGGTGTTGGCACACACTTAAAGTTTTACATAGAAAATGGTGGTGGGTTTAACGATATAACGCCGCTACGAGAAACCACTAGTGCAGGCGATGTTACATTTAGTGCAGTGGCTTCTACTTTGAATGGTGCAATAAACGCTTCCATTACAACTATAACACTGGCTGACACTACTGGATTTCCTCAAGCAGGGAAGATTATCATAGATAGTGAAGTTATAGATTACTCAGCTATTAGCAGTAATACATTAACAGGTTGTACTAGAGGTGCTTCTTCCTTGGTTGCGGGTACATCTACAGCATCTACAGCAGCATCGCACAGTGATGGGGTAGCTGTAAATTGTTTTAGCATTACAGTGACCGACAACAGTCATGGAGCCAAGAAAAATGACTTTGTTACGTTTAGTGATGCAGTATCTCTTGGTGGCAATCTAGTTGCCAGTATACTCAACCAAGAATACCAAATAGAAGAAGTCGTAGATGCAAACAACTACATTATATTAGGTAAAAGCTTTAGCGTAGAAACTATAACAAACGCATCGTATACTAGTGTTGCTGGCACTAGTTCGGACTCAGGAAACGGTGGTAGCTCTGTTGTTGGCACATATCAAATAAACTCAGGTGCATCTTCTGCTAACCCACTTGTTGGCTGGGGTGCTAGTGGTTGGGGATCAGGTGCTTGGGGTCAGGGCGAGTCTGATACAGAAGCGTTGCGTGTATGGTCACAGCAAAACTTTGGTGAAGACTTAATATTCGCGCACCGTAACGGACGTTTATATTATTGGGATGCGTCTGCAGCCAGTGGCGACCTTGCTACACGTGCAGTAGAACTTACTTCATTAGCTGGTGCCTCTAATGTGCCAACAGTTGTTAACAACGTTCTTGTATCAGACATTAACAGATTTGTGTTCTGTTTTGGTACTAACATATTAGGTAGTTCGTCCAAAGACCCTATGTTGATCCGGTGGTCTGACCAAGAAAGCGCGGTAAATTGGACACCCACTGCAACTACACAGGCAGGTAGTCTTCGTTTGTCACGGGGTACGGAAATTGTAGCTGCACAACAGGCACGACAAGAAGTTTTGGTTTGGACCGATTCTTCACTTTATTCTCTGCAGTATGTGGGTGCAGGGTCTGGTGTATGGGGTGCTACGATTGTGGGTGAACAGACTTCTATCGCGTCTCAGAATGCTGTGGCCTACGCTAATGGTGTTTCGTACTGGATGGGCAAGGATAAGTTTTACAAATACGATGGTCGGGTGCAGCCACTGCGTTGTGATCTTAGAAAGTACATATTTACAGACTTTAATGACCTGCAGTATGTACAGGTGTTTGGTGGCAGTAACGAAGCGTTCCATGAAGTATGGTGGTTCTACTGCTCTGCGGCTTCATCTAACATAGATCGGTATGTTATATACAATTACCTAGAAGATATCTGGTACTATGGAAACATGGCACGCACTGCATGGCTAGATTCCGGTCTTAGAAGTTTTCCTCTTGCAGCCACGTATAACTCTGTGCTTGTGGACCATGAAAACGGTATTGACGATAACGAGACAGGAACACCTGCAGCTATTACTGCATCTATTACATCTGCACAGTTTGACTTAGAGGACGGACATCAGTTTGCTCTTGTGTCTAGGATGTTTCCTGATGTGTCTTTTGAGGGGTCTACAGGTGACACACCTACAATAACCATGACGTTGTTTCCTCTTAACTCATCAGGCTCTGGCAGAAACAGCCCCGCATCAGAAAGCGGTGTAAACTCAGGTACAGTTGTACGGTCAGCAAGTTCACCTGTAGACGTGTACACAGAACAAATACACACTAGGGTTAGAGGCAGACAAATGTCTTTGAAGGTAGATTCCAGCACCACAGGAGTACAGTGGCAGCTAGGCGCACCACGCCTTGATATGCGTCCAGACGGGAGACGGTAATGGCTAGTAACGATTATACCGTAGGATTTGTGGCTCCTGCCCTGCCATACCCACCTGAAGAGTATTCTGCATTTGAGTTTGAGCAGTTTAATAAAGTGCTTCGCCTGTATTTTACTCAAGTCGATAATACGTTACGTGATAGATCACTGGCAAATCAAACCGATGCAATAGGGTGGTTTTTAAGTTAATGGCAAACACATATGTAAACGCAAAGGTGGACCTAACCACTACTAACATAACCACGCTTTACACCTGTGCTGCGTCTACAACTGGCATTGTCAAATCTATTCTTGTTTCTGAAGATAGTGGCAACGCCGACACGATTACCCTGACGATTACCAGCGGGTCAGATGTATTTAGTTTATTTAAGACTAAAGCTGTGTCTGCTAATAACACGTTAGAGCTTCTATCGGCACCACTAATTGTACAAGCCGAAGAAATACTAAAGGTTACCGCCGCTACTGCTAATAGGTTACACGTAGTAGCAAGTATTCTTGAGGTCACATAATGGGACAGATGGACATACCCACTGTCATTGCTAAGGGCATTGAGAGTATGGGTAATCCTAATCAAAGTATGGGGGCGCAATTACAAACAGCTTCTATATTAAGTGACAATAAAAACGCAGTAATAGATCAGTTTGGAAATACTGTTTTTATAACTATACCTGTTAGAAAAAATAAAAAAGGCATGCTTGTAGCTTTTGTAGTAATGTATAATGCAGATACCCCCAAAAATATGTTAAAAAACATGTTAGATTATTTAGCTAAAATAAAACAAAGAAAGGTAGCTGTGTTAAAATTTACGGCTGAAAATGAAAATTTAATGCCTGTCGCACCAATTATTGGTAGACGATATCCTATGGAGATACGAAAAGTTAAAGACACAGGTTTGTTATTTGTTACCGTAAACGTCCAAGAGGGTAGATAGATGTGCGGCAACATAGATTTTAGTGATATAGATATACTTGGTGGTCTTGAGCATGAAGTGTACTATGCCACTCGTAATTATGACACTATTGATTTGAATCCGTTCGACGAAGGCGAAGCGTTAGAATTAGACTTTAACGCTACAGCAGAAGATATAGCCGCAGCTATTGTAGAAGACCCGTTTGGTACAGTTGGTACAGCAGCATTACTAGTGACAGGGTTTGGAGGGCCACTAGCTTTAGCGCTTAATCAAGGTGCTTCTACCGCGTACAGAGGCGGCTCTGCAGAAGATATAATTACAAGCATGGCTTTAACGTATGCAGGTGGTAAAGTTGGAGAGGTAGTTAGTAACCAAGCCAGCACAGCGTTAACTCAAAATTTTGGTGAAGCGGTTGCTTCCTCTCCTCTATCTACTGCAATTATTGGTGGCACGGAGCAATTTTCTACTACTTTAATACATTCGTTTAATCCTGCTGATGGTAGTTTTAATTTTGAGGCTGCATCTAACGCGTTTTTAACAGGTAACCTTGCTTCGGGAATAGGTTACACATTAGGCGCTATAGATGACACTTTAATTAATACCATTGGCGAAGATGGTGCTTGGACTAATTTAGGCGCAGGAATAAGAGATAGCGCCACTGCGGGTATAGTTGCTGCCGTTCAAGGTGGAAATATAACAGAAGATGCCCTACGAAACTTAGTTAGTGGGTATACCAACAACATAGAAATCTTATCTGATTTACAAAAAAGTTTGGGAGACACTTTTGGTGATGACATGGTGCGTGTTATCGGAGAAGGCCTAAACTCTAGTTTAAACGCTGCTATTGAGGGTGGTTTAGAGCCAACTGACGCGTTTTTTGCAAATCTTAAAACACAGGCAGACACTCAAATACGAGATTTTATAGATTCTTCTGAAGGTTTGGCTCTAAACGATAAGTTAGATACGTTGTTTGGTAATAAAGGTAGGGCAACAGAGGCTTTTGAAACCCTACAAGCTGCGCGAACCAATGCTACTAATGCTGCTAATGGGTACACAGCTATATATAATGAAGAAGATCGGCTGTACCAATTATATACAGAAGCAGTAGATACCTATAATGCAAACAAAAATCAAACAAATCTTGACGCAGTTAATGCAGCAGGCACAGCTTTTACAACTTATAGCAATGATAACGCCGATGCCAAGGCAGAGTTTTTAAGCACGTATAACGAAATAGCGCCCACACTACCCGGGCTTACTAGTGCCTATGACACAGCCTTAAAAAGTATGTTGACTGACATAGATGATTTAGGTGACGAGTTTCCAAGTGTAGAAGAGGTGCATAATGAAACTGTTGCCACAGCCTTAGCTTTAACAAACGCTATTACGGACCAAGCAGGTCCAAAATTTGATAAAGCGGTTTATGCGGCAATACACGGGTTGGATAGTGAAGACGAAGTTTACGAACATTATTTTAGAAACCAAGGTTTGGCATTAGATACCGACTTAAAAAGAGCGTTACGAGATACGCATAGTAATGTATTAGAACAAACACTTAACGCTAATGGTGTTGATTATAGATTTTTAAATCCAGAACAAATTGCCGCTGCCATAGAATATTTAGAGGAAGAAGTACCAAATTTTGCTTCTTTAACTGGCCCTGATGATCTTATTAGGATTGGGGATAATATATTACGGGAGATTGAGACTAGGGCATCTGCAATTAACCCAGATATAAATAACGCAATTATAGACCCAGATAACTATATATTTGATGAGGGGGTAACTCTTAGTGACATAGCTGCTGGGAACGCCGTGACAATGCCTGTAAGAGACCAAGATGGTAAGTTTAAACTACGGTGGACAGACAAAACAATAGCAGACAATACCGCAACATCGACACAGCAAACAATTAATCGTTTAATGAGGGAAGAGGGTCAGCCCGCATTTGCTGTTATAAATATGAATAGGGATAGCTTAACAGATACATACAGTAGAATAGCAGATTTAATAAAACTTGGCTACGACATTACTGCAGTTGATGATCTTGGCGCAGGGTTAAGAGAAGCCCTGATGGATAACGTTAAACAACGTGTTTCTGAAGTTGAGGGTACGTCTGATGCAGGTGGTTATGATCGCTTGCTAGGCAACCAAGAAAGTAACTTTGGGGTTACACTTACGGATATGACAGTCGAGGAGGTTTTAGAGTTTCAGAAAGCACGTGGTCCGGGTACTTATGCTGCATACTCGCAAGATGTTAATGAAGATCGTGGGTTTCTTCGTGATGATGGCACTGGTGTTATTTCAACTCCTGCTGGCAAATATCAAGTTGTTGGCAGGACACTTCAAGGGCTTGTAGATGCTGGTGTTGTTAATTTGGATGACACGTATAATGAGGAAACTCAGGAGAAAATCGGTTCTTATTTAATTGAACAACGTGGTTTGTTTGACAGTAATATTAGCGCTGAACAATTTGTAGAAAATTTAGGTAACGAATTTGAAGGCATTGCTAGATTTGGTTACGAAAGTGCAGATAGTGGCACTTCTATTGCAATGCGAGAAGATGTTATTAGCAGTCTTGGGCTTAATGTTCCAGTTATAGAAACAGAAAATATAACTTATACTTTTGCGGATTTACAGAGAATAAGAGCAGAAAAAGACGCTCATACACCCCTTATAATGTCTATGAATAAAGAAGACGGGGCAGCATTTGATGCACAGGTAGGAGGAAATGTATACCAAAATTTAACAAAACTAGCGAATATGTTTGGGTATGTGCCAGCCGCAGGTGGTGAAGAAAGATTTAAAGAGTTTGAAGAGATGTTTAGCAACGTTGCAAGCGTTGTTACTGGTGCTTTTGGGGAAGTGGCTAACGTTGTTTCTGTAGCACTAGACTATGGGGGTGCAGAGGGCGCTTCTGAGTTTACAAAAGAAATGTCTCAAGACTTACTTAGCTTTTCAAATTCAGCAAAATCAGATCAATGGTTAGCTCAAGGCGAGGAGAATGCGCAGCGGTATAACAATTTGATTGCTGAATGGGAGGCAGACAATCCGGGCCAAGAATTAACCAATGCCCAAAAAGGACTTCTCAAAACAGAAGCTATATTTACAAATATACAAGATGCCCCTGTGCAATGGGTTGCGGAGAATATCGGCGGTGAAATTATTCAAGAGTTTTTTACTTTGGGTTTTGGCGCTGCTGCTAAATTTGGAACTTCTGTATTTTTACGAGGCGCTAAAAAAGCCGATATAACAGACATGGGGGATAACCTTATCAGCACCATAGAAAACACCGCAGGTGTAGGTGGCGCTGTAGCAGCAGATATTGGCGAGGCATATTTTGCTACTGTAGATGGTGCCTATGACCAAGCATACGCCGTAGCTATAAATCAAGGTTTTACTGAAGAAGATGCAGATGCTTATGCTTCCGAATTAGCCATAAAAAATGGGACGGTAGCAGCAGTCTTAACTACAGTAGCTTCTGGTTTGGGTGGCGCTGCATTAGCTAAATCTATTTTTAACCCTAAAAACTCTGAAATAACAAACAGAGCGATTGATGGCTTAGAAGTAACATTTAAAGAGGGCGTAACTGAAGGGTTTGAAGAGGGTTTTACTTCAGCACACCTAGCTAGTTCTCTTGTGCAGATAGACCCTAACTATGATGTAGCGGGTGATATTGTTGAGGCTGGTATATTAGGTACACTAATTGGTGGCGGTACTGCTGGTGGTATATACACAGGAGACTTCTTGATAGACAGCCTAATTCAAGGCAACGAAGACGTGCGAAACGCTCTTAATAGTGCAGACCCAACTGTTGCTAGAGATGCATTGGTCAATCTAGGTCTTACCGATGTTGACCGTTTAAATACTATGCTTAACACATCCTATGACGAGTTTATTGTAACCACCGATGAAGTTGGGCAAATTATAGCAGAAGCAAATCCTGACTTTACAGCAGATGCAGACACCATAGCTAGTTACGTAGGTGAACGGAGTGAGGCTGACACTAAAGCAGAAATAGAACAGTTTGTAGGCGACAACTATGTAACCGAAGAAGAGGTAGACACCGCTGCAACCGCTGCAGGTATAACTTTAACAGATGAAGAGAAGGCCCAATATGTAGGGCAATCCGCTAATGAAACATCTCTCACTACATTTGCTGAGGATGTTGAAGCTGCTAAAGGTGAGATAGTAAGCTTCTTTGAAGAAAACAATTACGATCCTACTGATGCTCAAGTAAATAATTTTCTTGATGGCTTAACTTTAACAGATGCACGTAAAGAAGCCATAAGTTCATACATAGACCCACGTCAAATTACAGAGGCAGAAGCCAGACAATTTTTTAGTGATTTGGGATACGAACCTTCAGAAGAAGAAATTGAAAGCTATGTGGGGCAAAATACAGATGACACCGTAAGAGGCCCACGACGCACAAGAAAACCGTTTGAATCATATGTAAGAGACAATATAGCAACGTATGTAGACCCACGGCAAACCACAGAAGCAGAGGTACGTGCAGCATTCGAAGCAGCAGGGTTTACGCCTACAGACGAGCAGGTTCAACAGTTTGTAGGGCAATTAGATCAAACAAGGCAAGAGACAGCGGTTGGAGAATTTATTGATCCACTTCAAACTACGAGAGATGAAGTAGTCGCCGCGTTTGATGCCGCAGGGTTTACGGCTACAGACGAAGAAATAGACAGTTTTGTTGGTCAACTAAACCAAGCAGACCAAGAGCTTAAAATTTCTGATTATATAGACCCACTTCAAACTACAAAAACAGAAGTAGAAGCTGCATTTGCTGCTGCAGGGTACACTCCTACAGAAGCTGAGATAGAAAGATTCGTCGGTCAGTTAGAGCAAACAGCACAAGAAACGGCAATAGGGGATTACGTAGACCCACGTCTAGCCACAGACGCAGAAATACGTGCAGCGTTTGCTGCGGCAGGGTTTACACCTACAGACGAAGAAGTAGCGTTGTTTACTGGTCAGTTCGATCAAGAAACGCAGGAAGCAGGGGTAGCTGATTATGTAGACCCACGCCAAGTTACCACAGCCGAAATACGTGCAGCTTATGAAGCTCTTGGGTTAGTAGACGTACTACAAGAAGATGTAGATAGATTTACTGGACAGCGTGACGAAGCCGCTGCTTTAGAAGAGTTAAGACAATATGCGCCCACCGCTACGCTTAATATTGTAAATCAGGTAATCGGGTCTCCTGCTGTAGAAGACGATCCTAATACAACAGATATAGATGAGTCTAAAGAAGCTACAGGTTTATACGCCAGCGTAGAAAACTCTTTAGCTGAAGCAGTAGGTGGTTTAGAAAATATAAGCCTTGAAGATGTTAAAGACACTGTAAACAATATAGTTAGTAATTTAGCAACTAATACAGATGTTACTAACGCTCTAGCCACAGCTATTTCAAGTTTACCTGAAGTTCCAACTACAACTGATTTACAAAACGCAGTTACTGAAGCTTTTGCAGGGTTAAACGATTTAAGCGAAACTGATGTTACAAATATTCTTACCACCGAACTTGGAAAGTTAGAAAACTTAAGTTCTGACGAAGTTCAAACTATTGTAGACAATACGGTTGGACAAAAAGAAACGCTCAATGAAGATGGCACTGTAGACCAAGAAAGCACAGGTCTGTTCGGAGAAATAGGCGGTCTTGCTGCAGATATAGATACATTAGGCACAGCCGTAGGTGATTTAGACACAACAGTAGACACATTAGGCACAACGGTAGGTGATCTAGGCACAACGGTAGACACGTTAGGTACAACGGTAGGTGATCTAAGTACAACGGTAGGTGATCTAGGTACAACGGTAGGTACGTTAGGTACAACGGTAGGTGATTTAGAAACTACACTTGGTGCAGATATTAACGCTATAGCCGAACTTATCGGCAAGCCTGCACGTGAAGTTACACAAACTGACGTAGATTTTGTAATTGATTTAGTGGCACAACAAAATGTTAGTGATGAATTAGTATTAGAATATGATGTCACTGGTGACGGTACAGTTGACGAATTAGATGTAGATTTATTACAACAAACGCTTACGGGCGAAGATACAACCCTTGCAGACACATCTGTATTTACACCTGCTACAGGGCTTTTTGCGCAGCAAGAACAAGACACTCAAACCACACAAGACTTAATTACTGATTTAGCTACAGATATAAATACTGAAGTACAAACACAGACACAGCAGCAAAACGTGGCTGATTTAGCAGAGTTGTTAGCTGGCGCAAGAGATGCAAGAGGTACACGTGTTGATGTAAAAACACCACAAGAGTTAGCAGATATTACACCCTATGATTTTCAAACTATATTTAGAGATCAGCAACAAGCTGGTAAATTTGTCGGGCCATATGGTGATCCTAGAGCCGCATTTGGTATACCCGCTAACATATCACGCCCACCATTAGGACGGGTTAGTAGGTTTTCGCGGGGTGGACAGGTAGAGGATAACAATGATATGTTACTAAGAATACTTGGAGAGTTAGAATGAGTTGGCTAGACGAAACATTATCCGGTATTTTTGGCACCGATGACAAACAAACTAACACCCTAATTGGCCTTGGGGGTAGTTTGCTGTTAAACCAAACAGGTTTGGGGCAGGCGCAGATACCTCAAACAGGTTATCAAGGTAGCATTCCAGATTACACAATACAACGTGAACGTGTGCCTAGAACATATGACCCTAACAGACGGCCCGGAAGTGGTGGGCAGAGATATTTTACACAAACACAGTTTGTGCCAACAGAAGACATAACACCAGCGGAACCTATGTCAGCTGAAGGATTGGCAGCGTTAAACGAAGCAAACCCTGCACGTCAAGAACGCAAGCCCGTAACCACAATGGCTAAAGGTGGTATAGCTGAATTAGAAAAAGGTCGATATCTAACAGGTGAAACAGATGGTATGGCTGACGAAGTGCGTGCTAATATAGATGGAACGCAAGAAGCACGACTTAGTGATGGTGAATATGTAATACCTGCAGATGTGGTTAGCCATTTAGGTAATGGTAATTCCGATGCTGGTGCAAAAGTATTAGATAAAATGTTAGATAGAGTGCGTAAAGCTCGTACTGGAAATGAAAAACAGGGTAAAGAAATAGACCCTAAAAAATTCTTACCTGTATAAAGGTGATTCATGGCAGAAGATCAAACAGACATATTCACTGGCACAACAAATAACGATATTGTAGGGCAACAAACTGGCACTGAATCAGCGCTTTCTTCTTATGTTGGCCCCTACGTTACTGAAATGCTTGGCAGAGGCGCAGCATTAGGTGATGCACCATACGAAGCCTATATGGGTCCACTTACAGCAGGGGAATCTGACTTACAGACAAAAGCGTTTGAGGGTTTAGCTAGTTTAACTTTGCCTACTGATGACATGGGCATAGAGGGTTATAAGCCAAAAGTGTTTGCAGACTTAACGGCTGAAGAACAACAGAGCTATATGAACCCTTACATTATGCAAGCTCTGCAACCACAGATAGATGAAGCTCGTAGACAATCAGAAATAGATCGTCTGGCTAATGCGTCACGTCTAACCCAAGCAGGTGCTTTTGGTGGGGGGCGTCAAGCTGTAATAGATGCTGAAAACCAACGTGCGTTACAGGCAAATCTAGCAAATATAACGGGTCAGGGGTACGCACAGGCATACCGTGATGCTCTTGATCAGTTTAATAGAGAGCAAGACCTTGGCATGACCGCACAAGATAAAATTAATCTTTATGGCGCGGAGGGTATAGGTTCATTAGCAGACGCTGGACAAATACAGAGAGATATTGAGTCGGAAGGTATATTGGCAGATTTGGCTCAATTTGAAGAAGAGCGAGACTTTCCTTACAAACAAGTGCAGTACATGCAATCTTTATTGCAGGGCTTACCATTAGCCGCACAGTCTTATTCCTATGCCGAGCCAAGTGCATTATCCGAAATATTATCTGGTACGGGTGGTATAAGTACATTGTATAACAAGATATTTGGCGATAGTGGGTCTAGTTTAGCACCTGATACGTCACCTAGACCCCCATCAAGACCCGAGGAGACTGCATAATGGAAACTGGTGGACTTGACTCCCAAATAGAACAGCGCATGGATGCCTATAGAGGCAACCCACAACAGTTACAGAAGCGGTATGGGGCAAACAAAGAGTTGCTTGATTTGCTGGCACTGCAGAAACTTACGTCTGAAAAGAAAGCCGCTGCTCAAGACATGCAGATGAAAATGCAGCAGCAGCCCGGAACCATAGCTCAACAACGTGAACAAGAGGCTTTAGCCCTAACAAAACAGGAAATGGGTGGTACTCTTAGAGATTTAACAAGTCGCACCAAAGGCACATTAGACCAAAAGCAACGTATGCAGCAAGGTAACATGAGGCGTATGGCACAGGCTAAACCGCGTCCTACAGGTATTGCTGGCTTAGGTGCTGGCATGCAACGCCGTCCTCAGATGCCACCCCCACAAGCACAAGGCGGTCTCCCGGCAATGATGGGTAGACGCCCTATGCCTAAGATGTCAGGTGGTGGTATTGTTGGTTTTGCTCCGGGTGGATCTACTAGTTTAGGTGACTATGTGACTCTTCGTAATAAACCAGATATAGGAAATCGTTTAGGTTCTGCTGTAAGAAAACGAATTAGAGATTTAGGTTTAACGCAACAAGAATTTCAAAGGTTGCCCCAAGACCAAAAAAATAGAATTTTGCAGACTATAGAAGATCGGTCTCTTGCGGCTAAAACAGGACAAGCTACTGCTACTATACCCGCAGAAATAACTGACACCTTAATAAAAGACCCTCTTAAAGCTCTTGGTAACATAGGCATAGGGGCATTAGAATCTCGTGTAGGTAGTGCATTAGGGTTGTCTGATCCGCTTAATCCTAGAGAGCAATTTGAGTACAATACATCTCGTAAGGCTGTGTTAGATTCTATGCGCAAAAACGTTACGCCACAAGGCGGCATTACAGAAGCGGATGTAATGGGACTTCTGCCTGACCCAAGTCAAAAATATCCACCACAGGGCGGTCCTGCTATTGATATGAACGCCATACAAGATGCAGCAGACGAGTTTAAAAACAGACCACAGCCACAGCCACAAACACCTGTGCCTAACCAACCACCACCCGGCACAGATAGCACCTCTGCGGAAACAGCTAGTAAATACGATGACTTTAAAAATATGCCTACTACTGTGGCTGAACCTAATTTGGGTATAGGTGGAGATGATCCTCTAGCCATGATGCGTAAGGGGTTTGCAGAGTCTGATGCTTACACAAAACGTGATGAGTTTAGTAAATCCTACGAGGATATGAAGAAGAGACTAACAGAGTTTGATGAGGCTAATTTTGACCCCAACGAAGATTTAAATGCGTTTTTAATTGGTACAGGTGGTACAGGGTCTATTGGCGCTGCTATGAAGGGTGGCTACCAAGCAATGGACCGTACCAGACGCAACCGCCGTAATAGGCTAATGGACGAGTTTAAGTTAGAAAAAGAGCGTATAGGCACGGATGCCACATTAAGCACGGCAGGTGTACGTCTGGGCCAAGAAATGTTTAGCCAAGCTGCGCAGGACAGGCGCACCGCTGCTCAAATACTTTCCAATATGCGAAACACAGATGTAAATGCGTTAGTACAGTCTTCTAGGATAAAACTAGACGCTATAAGAGCAGAGGATAGTTACGAGATAGACAAAGAACGTAATGCACTTACAGCATCACAACAAGCCATTGACGAGGCAAGGGACCAAGCAAAAGATAGAACCAACCGCATAGACGACATACTAATTTCTAAAGATAGAATTTTAAAACTAAAAAGTGATATATACGACAAACTGTATGAAGTTAGTCCGATACCTTTCTTAAAAATGCAGGCCGCACAAGCTGAGACTCAAGAAGAAAGGGCTGAACTACAGAGGCGTATAGACGCAGAAACAACAGTTATTAACTTAGAGACAGATATGATTTCTAACAGTATTGGTTATGAAAATCAGTTAGAAAAACTGGGTGATGCTTATGAGTCTCTTACAAGACCTTACAGCACCGAAGACATGGTTGATTAAAGGCTACTAGCATGGGCATGCAGACCATCGAGTTTAAAGACGGTACGAAAGTACGTGTGGATGTCCCTGCCGATGCTACAAAAGAAGAAATTGTAGCTCTGGCTAACCAAAAACTAGGTCGCTTTAGTGCCAGTGAAGTTGGTCCTGACCGAGAAACAAGAGAACAACGTCAAGCTAGATTATCAGAAGAATTAGGCGCTATAGACTATGGCATACCCACTCCAGAAACAGGTGTTATTGGTGATCTACGTAAGGGGTTTGGTGCAGGGTTTGTAGGCACAGGCGAGACAGCCGCACTTGGTGCAGCCACACTCTTAGATGAAGGCGCAGAGTTAGCCGCACGTGAAAGAATACAGGGTATTGCTGCTGCGTTAAAACCCAAAGGCGGCGACCAAGACGACTTATCTTACAAAATTGGACAGACATTTGGTTCTATTGCTGGTTTTGTTGCGCCTATTGCAGGTATCGCGGCAGGTATTGCTGCTGCTCCTGTGACTCTTAGTGCTGCCGCTACTACAGGGATTGCTACAGGTGCAGGTGCATTATTGGGCATAGGAACCGCAGCGGGTGAAGCTAGTGAACGTGCCCGTGCAGCAGGCGCAACTCAAGAAGAACGCAACCGTGCTATTCGACAAGCTGCTCCATTTGGCGTGTTAGAGGTATTACCACTTGGACGGTTTATGCGTGCTGTTGATGTACCTGCAATTAATAAACTTATAGATCAGCTTGGGCCAGAAACAGTAGAAACCATAGGGCAACGTATAACCAACGCAAGTGTCACAGGTGGCGCAGAAGCAGCGCAAGAGGTTACTGCAGAGATTGTACAAAACTTAGCGGAGCGTGGGTACAATCCAGACCGTGCTATATTTGAAGGCACAGGCGAGTCTGCTGCACTAGGTGGCGGTGCGGGTGCTACCATACAGTTCCTTGTAGATGCGTTTACTAACAGCCGTAAGGCACCTACGCCAACTACCGAAGAGGCACCACTTGGTATAACAGATCAAAGAGAAGGTATTGCTGGATTATTACCGCCACCCACAAAACAAATAGAATACGCAGCGCCAGAAAGAGCTAAGGCCCAAGCACGTGCAGATATAGGCAGGATATTAGATGCTGAGGGTGATGTCGCCCTTGGCGAAATGCAAGATATTGTAACGCGCACAGGCATAACTTTACCTGACCTTGAGAAGGTTGTGGCTGAAGAAACACAAAAACGTGGGTCTAAACTAGCGCAAAGAGCTAGGGAAGAAATAGAAGACGAACTCACCACGCCTGAAGAACCAACACCTGAGTCACGTAGACAAACGGCTGTAGCTGATGCGTTAGCAGGGCGCAGTGCAGTGCAGGCAGCGGCACGTAGGCGTGAAGAACAAGCCGCCTTAGAACGTGACGATATAGCGGCGTTTGTGCAACCCGACTTGTTAGCCGCAGAATTAGAACAGGATCGTCAGCGTGCACAGCCCGCAAAAATAACACCTAAAATTATAACAGGGGAAGCACCAATACAAGGACCACGAGAACGTGATCTTGTAGACATAATGGATGAAGAAAGCGCACTTGCTAGAGAAATTGAAGCGGAAGAAGCGGTAAAACGCCAGCAAGGACAAACAAGGGCCGAGTCAGCCGCAGAAACTGCGCAAGGTAAACTAGCAACAGACCGAGCGGCACAAACTAAAGCTACACGCACAAGAATACTTCAAGACACGGTGGCTAATGCGGGTGAGGTGCGTAGGCCAGAAGCATTGCGTAGGTTATATGAAAAAGCGTTAGCAGATGCGGGGCTTGCAAATACCAAGGCGACAAAGCAAGAAATGACGAGTTTGCGCCGTGCATCTGACATAATACGCGCAAAAGACCCCGTGGCAGAAGTTGCGGCTAGGCAAGAAGCTATAAAAGACCCAAAACAGATAGAGTTAGAAAAACTAGTTGCCCCAAAAAATGAGTTAAAAAATGTCACTGGAGAAAGTACACCTGCCGCCTCACCTGTCGATGCAGGACTTAGAAAAGGCGATGCAAGTGATAGAAAAAGTGTGGGAACAGGACAAAAAGACCTTCAAGCCACCACAGAGGCTAAAACATCTGACAGCAGAAGATTGGAAGATGACAGGTCTGATGTTACAAGTGCTGCTGCTGCAAAAAAAGGAAAGCCAAGTGCACTGACATTTCAAGGTCCAGATCGTCCAACAGGGCAAGTTATACCCGGCACAAGAGTTAAGGTTGACCGTAAAACGTTAAAGAGAACAGGGGAAAAAACTTTTGTAGATGACTCGTCACTAGCTCCTCCTAGAGACACTACGCAACGCAAAGGCACTGAAACGAATTTTGGACAGGCACTACGCAGACGTTGGAATAAGCTTAACAAGTTTAGCTCAGTGGCAAAACAACGAGACTTGCGTGCCGGGGCAGTGGATGCTGAGAACCGTCTATCTAATAAATTAAACAAAGCCATCTTTGATAAGCTTGAAGAAACGAAAAAGAATGTGGAGACAAGACGTTACCTTGAACGGTATCCAAATGTAGAGGCCGCTATAGAAGATGCGTATATTGACATTTTATTTCCTCCAAAAACAGGCGAAGCTGGCGTAGCGCCTTCAGCCGCCAGAAAAGTAATCAAGCTTGTAGACGATAATAAAGATGCAAGCGATGCTAAAATATTAGATGAGTTACAGCGCAACGCTGAGATTGCAAAAGAAAATATCGAAAGCAAACGCACCATAGACGACACACTGTTTGGCGAAAAGAACGCTAACGATTATGTGCGAACCCTAACAGGGCGCATCGGCAGTCTTGAAAGAGCTATGTCAGAGGGTGATATTGACGGTGCACTGGAGGTGTTAACTGGAGCTAAAGACCCGTTTATACGCGGTATGGCTACTAAGTTTAAAACATTTTTGCGAGGTTATGGTGTTACACTTAAAATTAAAAAGAACCTGACCAATGACAAGGGCGAAGCGGTGCAGGGTCTGTATGACGCAAAAACAAAAACAATATTTATTGATAGTGTTAGAGGGATGGACGCGCATACGTTGTTGCATGAAACTGCTCATGCCTTAACGGTCAAGATAGCAACAGAACCTATGAGCAAGCTTAAAGACGCAGAGAAAGCTGCTAAAGAAAAATTGAAAGAGGCGTATGACGAAGCCAGACGGCTGCTACAAGACCCTGACAGTGAGATACCAACGCACTACGGTCTATCAGACATGGCAGAATTTGCGGCTGAAATTTTGTCCAACCAAAAATTTAAGAACATTTTGATACGCCGTTTAGAAGGAAAAGAAGAAACACTTTACGATAAGTTCAAGAACGCGGTACGTGCTCTCGTGGGTAAACCGAGAGAGATTACAGGAGATGACAAGTTAAACGGTTTGATAGAAGCCATACTTCGCCCGGACCCTGACTATAGGGGTGATGGGCAATATGCGTTAGGTAATATAAAAGATGTTAAAGAGGCTGCACGCAGGCTTGGCGCAACGCAACGCAAACTGACTAAAGACTTTGACAAACAAAAGTTCATAGATAATTCCAGAAATTTCATTAGGGACGCTGCATCTAAACCTCGAAAGTTGTTCTTTAAACTCATGGCTAACCAAGCCTTGGGCGACATCGTACAGCGTTATGGGTTTGGCAATCTAGGGTACGATTTAGACAAGGCCATATTGGAGCAGCGCGGTGCTATATCCATTGCAACCCAAGCCACAAAAGAGAAAGTGGAAGAAGTACAAGCTATATTTAAAAGAATGGGCGATGATAAAGTTGTGGCGCTAAATCAACTTATTTATCACGCAGATTTTGGCGCTACTATTTATCAGGTAGACCCGTTCATACCAGCAGCAGAGGCAAAGAAACGATACGAAGATAAGTTTGATCCAAGCGGCAACCCTCTTTTTGACATATGGAAGCAGCAGCAAGATCACATAAAGAAGAACGGGCTGCGAGGTGACGGCAAAAAAGCTTACGACCTAATGCGAGAGCACTACAGAAAACAGTACGAGCGGGCTAGACAGACTGTGCTCAATGAGATTGACGCGTTAGGTAAAGAGAGTGGAGACCCAGAGCTTGCTGGGCGTGTAAAGAAAAGTATCTATGATAAGTTATTTGAAGCAGGCACGTTAGAAGTATACTTCCCGTTGGTTCGTGAAGGAAATTACAAACTAACGTATAGAGCAAAAGACCCTCGTAGTAAGCGAGAAGAATTTATTGTTGAGATGTTCGATACGCGTGATGAACGGGACAGAGCGCTTAAAGAGGTAGAGGCTGATCCGTCATACGCAGATGCGAAAGCCACGGATGGAGAGTTATCAGCAAAAGATTATGAAACAAAAACCAACCCTAATTTTGCATATGACATTGTACGGGCGTTGGAAAAAGCTGGAGTAGAGTCAAAGGCTATAGAAGAAGTCATGCGCGTGTTCATTGCCACGCTACCTGAAACATCTTTTGCTAAACAGTTGCAGCCACGTCAGGGTAGGCCGGGATTTAAAGAGGACAGCATGTACGCTCTTAGGACGAAGGGCTATGACATCGCAGTGCAAGCTGCAAAACTAGCGGCTGCGGCAAACATCCGTGCTGTAGAAAAGAAAATTAGAGAAACTGAAAAACCTAAAGACGTGCCACCTATAGCATTTGAAGATTCAAAAGCAGAACTTCTGGGTAGAGGGCAATTTGCACGGCAAGGATCACAAAGAAGTTTTGAAGAAGTAGGGCGTAGGCTAAATCAGATTGCGTTTGTCTATACAATCGGGTTCAACGCCTCTTCTGCTCTGGTTAACTTATCACAGATACCTCTATTTGTGGCCCCGTATCTAAGTGGTAAGTATGGTGTTTCTGAAACATACAAAGCACTGACAAACGCTGGGGGCACCGTCACTAATATCAACGGTGGATTTAAGAAATTTAACTCCCTACGTGATTATTATGATATCGACCAAGACGGTAATATAAAAGTAAAGAACGATCCTGACATACCAGATGCGATGCGTAGGGAACTTACAGAACTTGCACCGCTGGTCAAAGTCGCTGCGGAGAGAGGGCAGCTAGTAAGTCAAAGTTATCTTGCCGAGAGTATGGGGCTGGATGAGGCAGCGAGAGCAAAACGTGGTGGGGTTGGTAATATTGCAGACTATGTGTCTGGCTTATCCGCGTACCTGTTTAACCATGCAGAAAAACTAAACCGTCAGACTACAATGATAGCGGCTTATAAACTGCATCTAAATAAACTCACTGGAGGTAAACAACCTACACCAGAACAGATACAAGAAGCCGTAGAAGAAGCTATCTATATGACACAAGAAGCGAATGGCGGTGCTTATCTTGAAACAGGACCAAGCCTTGCACGCGAGGGAGTTGGACGCGTAGCCCTGATGTATAAGAGTTATGGCCTACAGATGTACTATAGTATGTTTAAGCAAGCTAAACGATTTATAGACGCTGCTTACGCAAAAGACAAAGACAAGGCAAAAGAAGCATTTGGTATACTTTTAGGCATTCACGGTTCGGCTCTGTTCTTTGCTGGATTGCAAGGTATTCCAGTATACGGTGCCGTGAGACTTATATCTAACTTGTTTTTCCTAGACGATGAGGAAGAAGATTTTGATACGCTTGTTCGTAGGAACGTAGGAGAGGGATGGTACAAAGGTCCACTCGTAGCTCTAACAGGTTTAGACACAGCATCTCGTACCGCGCTTACGGGTTTGTTGATACAGGAAAACAAATACAATCCTGATCCATCTTTGGAAGAGACAATCGGGTTTTACATTGGTGGCCCTGCGCTATCTACAGCAAACAGAATTAAACGTGGTATAGAAGATTTAGGAAATGGTTTTACAGAAAGAGGTATAGAAAACCTCATGCCTACAGCCGTGGCAAACGCGTACAAAGGTTTGTATCGTTATCAAAGAGATGAAGGTGCGCTCACTAGACGAGGCGATCCGATCTATGATGATTTTAACTGGTTGGAACTGCTGGCCCTAACTGGCGGCATACAAGCAGCAGGTTACACACAAGCCAGTGACATAAGCCGTCAGCTAAAGAAAATAGATAAGACTGTAAACCGTAAGCGTAGCGAATTATCAAGAAAGTATTACGTTGCGCTACGGCAAGGTGATATAGCAGAAACCAGAAATGTATTCTCTAAAATGATGGATTTTAACAGACGCCACCCAGAAGCAGCGGTTACACCTGCATTCCTAAAACGGTCTTTGAGCAAGCATATGGAGACATCTCAGGACATGCTAAACGGTGTGCTACTATCTCCCACCTACAAAGATACTTTGATGGCTATAAGAGCAGGTTATCAAGACTTGTCAGAATAAAAAACCCCCGCCGAAGCGGGGGTACAACAGGGAGGAGAACAACAGGTAGTGTGGACCATGTTGTCAATTACCACATATCATAACAATCTCCACATGCGAACCCCCCACATGCCATTTTCTATACATATGTGCGTAGTTGTCTCATATTGTTTCATCTGGGCCACACGTTTGAGTTGCTCCCTAGCCTTTTCGGTATTGATGCAGGGTATGAACACAGAGGCTCCAACCACCAATTTGTTCCAGTTTACTGTAATATGCACTCCGTCAGGGTTTAGATCATCCAGCCTCAATGGTATCATCTAACCCATCCATCTTAACAACTATGCAGTATTGTGAAGGCAGGCGTAAGCTGGTGCCTGTTGTTAAACGAACACTTTTAGTGACGGCCCCCATTTCATCTTTTAACATTTTTACTGTTGAGGCATAATGTATGAACCTATCTACTAGATAATCTTTTAGTTCCTTAGTAGGAATAAACAGAAGTTTCGTGTCTGTTTCATATCGCCCTATAATTTTGGTGCGGGGGTTCTGCTCTGGGACTATCAAGTCTTCTTCTCTAGCATCTTCTGTGCTTTTTATCTTTAGTATGTTGCCCCAATGCGCTCCAGCAAACTCTGCTATTATGTTCGATACATTAGGTTTAGCGCCTTCCACTTCTTCTTTTGCGCGTATTAGTTCTTTTACTACCCACTTAAATAATTTCTTGTGGTCATAATTTATTATACCTAACTGCTTCGCTACAATGCAGCCTGTTATGGTGCAAGCACAGCCAGCAGACCAAAACCTATTTACAGGGGTAAGGTCTGCTTCTTTATCTAATCTTGCTTTGACACCGTTATAAATACTTTCTATTTGAGCGCGGTTTTTCATAACATATTGAAGATACTCTATCGTAAAGTTACAGTAGTTTACCTGCACGTCCTTAAATAGGTTAGATGTTTCTGCTAAAGAGAAACCTTCCTCCTGTCGCATCTGCGCAAAGCGATCTTTGGTAATGTATTTAACCACATCAAATTCTAACACGCGCTGCATCTGTGCTTCGGGGTTACCGCGTTCTTTTTGCAGGAACTCCCAAAAACTTATATTTCCTGTAGACAAACCTGTCTGTCTCCAAGGCGCACCCCTGTAACGCTCTTCGTTACCACTACTCTTTAACCTATTACGTTGTTTACCTTCCGCTTGTGTGTAACAAAATCTGGATACGTCCTTCGGGGTCATCTCCGACTGTTCGTCAGCGTTGCACGATATGTTTTTCAAACGCTCTGATCTGTTCTGTCTAGAGTATAACGTGTCGTTTGACCCTACGCACATACCTACAGGATCACCCCATATACCTGTGTTGGCATATAAAGCTGTAGTTTTACCCACGCCTGACCCACCATTGAGATGCGCTAGAAAACTGAACAGGCCTGTGAAGGCCATAAGAGGAGAGGCAAACCCCATGCAGATTGAGAATTGGTGCAACTCAAGGCCATCTCTATTAAAAAATTCCATGATTTCTTTCTGGCGTTCTGCGCTACCAGTGGGTTGCATGTATTCTATAAAAGAAGATGTTTTAGCAGAAGGCGGGTTATACCTTACCTCGTCTTCTAATACTAACCTGTCACCCCAAACAAATGCGTCCATCTTTTCATCGTCTGTCCAACCAAATTGCGTGTAAGCGATGTCGGCTGCATTTGTTTGCTGTAACTCGTTTACCCATGCCTGTATGTATTTCATAATCCTACTAAGCTCGTCTCCATAAGAAGTTACACCTTTATAAGATAATGCCTTTCTTAGTTCCTCACGTGATGTCAAAGAGCCTAAAGGCACATTAAATCTTCTTATCCCATCTTTAGGTAAATGTAATGCAAATGCAATAACTTCGCCTTCTTCTGGGTCTTGCATTCTATGAGTAGCGTAAAAATCGTTTAGATAAATAAGTTCTTCTTTTGGGTTACCCTCTTCATCTTTGGTGCGCATATACACACCGCCGTTTTTACCACGTATGTATGGTGCTGGGTAATCTGGCACATTAGCATCTGGTTTGGCTTCTTGTACTATTTTTGTAAGTTGTGCTGGGGTACTTATAGTTAACATGTTAGGACAGCCTGCACAGCCATCAGGATTGTGCGTAGCAAAGGTACTACAGTATTGTGGCCCCCCTGTGTCCATCATTTTTCGAATTGTCTCGTCAAAACTGTAATCTGGATGGTGTTTGGACATGGCTTCCGCTGCCTTGTCTCCATCTTCACACACCTTAGCGATAGAAAGACCCGCTCTCCACATGTCATAAGACACAGTGGCTTGGTTCTCTATAATATATTCTATTTGCTGGCACCCTTGACCGTTTTTGGTCTTCTCCATTAGCCGTTTAAAACTACCTGTGCTTTGTGCATTGAGTGCATCCTTATACGCACTGGGTTTAAACCTATAAGGAACTGGTATCGCACCACCAACACTATCTTCAAACTTGGAAAACTCTATGGGTTTCGCAAGATAGCCGCCTAATAAAAATACGGGTTTAGGCTCATCCTCTTTATAATTATGTGTATTAGGTACACGTAATATACTAGACGCATCAGATGTACGGGACGGGTCAGCAGGAAAGTTTTGTTTGGCGCATAACTGCTTGAGGCTCTCTGCAACTGGATACCATGTAGCTTCATCAACTGCTGCAGCTAGAGGCCAGTATACATGTAACCCGTTACCAGAATTAATTATAGTTGGTCTGGGTAATCGGTTATTTTTGCAAAACCAGTTTAATTTTTTTAACGCTTCGTCTTGCGATGTAAAATCTTTTAGTGGACCACAGTCCAAATCAAAGAAGAAAGATTTTACTCCTTGGACATTTATTTGCTTGCGGTTAATCGGCTCTATGAAGGTACTTAAAGCGAAGTAAACATTATACTCTGAGGCGTTAAAATTATTAGCTTGCTCTATTGCCTCGTCTAATGTTTCGTAAAAGTTGTTTTTAACATAATCCCCTTTGATTATGGTTATGCAGTAATACCCTTCGTCACTTAACACAGAACCCAAAAAGTCTTGGGTGTTCATTGTTCTCATCCACTGTTAGAAAAAATGCGCGGCCTTGTTAGACCGCGCTATGTTAACTAGTCGTCCCAGTTATCTAAAATGTCATCCAATGAACTACCAGTAGAACCACCAGATGCAGCCTTCTTGCTTGTAGTTTTAACTGGTTCTGGCTCTGGTTCAGAAACCTCTTCTTTCTGTGGCATATCTACTACGTTACTAGAAAACATGCTCTCTTCATTGTGAACATAGCCATCATCAACAACATCGAACATGCTGCGAATAGTGCGATCTGCAAGCTGCACAACCTGCAACTGACGTAAGCGAAGTGACACGCTCGGCTCGTTAGACATGTATTTATAGGGATAAAATGTTACACCTACGTTTACAATGCTGCCTGTAGTAAGCTGAAAATCATCCGGCATAGGATTGTTTCTCGAATCAACTTGTAAAGGCTTGCGTGTAACTGATCCGTTGTACTGGCCTTTTAGTGTGCACTTGACGGTGCGTGTACCATCATCGTGTTTTGTCATTGGGTTGGACGGTGCATCAGGCCAACCTTTTTGTTTGTCTTTCTTATAAGCGGTTACCATAGCTACATATAACTGCCTAGCTGTCTCGCTATCCATCTTCAATTCGAGGGAATATTCAGCATTTGGTGCCATCGGATCACAAGGCACACTTTGATTAAGTTTTTTATCAAAGTGATAAGTTCTATCCAACTTGGGCCATAGTGCTTCTGCACCCATTATCTTATACGCGTCTGCCATACTGTTCTCCTATATGTCTCTGTCGAGGTCTAAATCTTCCTCGTACTGTGTGTTGTCATGCGATGTGTATCGCACAGGTGGTGGGCTGGTTCTTTTCAACAACGCCTTAGACACAGCCTCTTTGTCAAAACGATATACGTTGTTGATCTTTAAATAAGTATCATCAGGTATGTGACCCTGACGAACCCACCCTCTTACGGTGGATATTGATACAGCTAAGTGGCTAGCTAAATCTTCTATTGGGACGAATGGTGCCGTCATTATTTCTTCCTAACTGATATGACATACTCGTTGTCAATCTTTAAGCCTTCAGGTTGTAACTCAGGGTTCTCCTCCAAAAATTGCTTCATGTTTGTCTGATTTAATCTTTTATCAAACAACTCAGGCACAGCGTGTTCTATTACAAACTTGTGCATAGCATCCCAATCGCTTGTCCAATACTTGGTGCGTTGTGACCGAAAGAATAACCCCTCATCGGTTCTAACACTCTCAACTTTGTTACGATCACAATAGCTAAGAAGTGCGCGTTTTAAAGTGTCGAGTTGACGTGCCAACTCATCATCTTCTTTTGTAAATGCCGCTTTTAATTCTGCACGTTTGTTACGTATTTTTAGATACGCTCTTGTCATTTTATCGGCAGGTGCATTTGAATAGTCACCCATAGTCATCTCCTCCTTGTACAAAGTATTATTTAGTTATGTATGCTGCTCTAGTCAAGCAGTTCTTTGTATAAGTTTATCATTTCTGTGTGCACGTCTATTCTTTTATCAAGTAGTGCGTACACACGCTTTTCGACAGCCGATCCTTGTAACTGTACAACCGTACAGGGGTGCTTTTGTCCCGATCTGTGCACCCTTGCATTTGCTTGCGAGTATGTTTCCAGTGAAGAAGTCGGACCCCACCATACCACAGTATTCGCAGCAGTTAAAGTCACACCATGTGCTGCTGCTTGAGGTTGTATCACCAATATCTTGGGGTCAGGCATAGTTTGGAACCGTTTAAATATATCGGTTCTAACATGCGCGGGGACATCACCGCGAATCACCTCTGCTGTTAAGTTGTCAGACCGTAGCTTCGACACCAATACATCTATCGTGTGTTTAAACGGCACGAACACCAACACCTTTTGGCTAGTCTCATCTATAACTTCTTTGAGAACCTGATAACGATTTTTTATGTCAAACTCTAGCGCATCACCCTCATCGGTGTAGACTGCACCAGCACTTATCTGCAGTAGTTTGTTCATAGTAGCGGCTGCGTTTATGGCAGATACTTCGTCTTCACCCACTTTCATAATCAGTCTTTTGCGCAGCATTTCGTAGTATTTTGTCTGTTGTCGGGTTAATTCTACCTTTCTTTTCGTGTATGTCATGTCTGGTAAGTCGAGACATTCTTCTTTCGTGTACCGTATAGCTGGCTGTAACGCGTTATACACAACATCTGAGGCATTTTCTCGAGGAACCCATCTAAACTGAGTAATCTGTGTCATTACCATATCGCGGAACGAACTATAGAACCGTGGCACTGCATCGGGGTTAATAAGTTTAGCGAGGCCATACGCATCTAAAGGAGATTGAGCCGCTGGCGTACCTGTCATCATCCAGAGCCATGTATTATCGGTGACTATCTTGCGTAACGTTTTCCATCTTTTAGTGCGCGTGTTTTTGTAATGCGTGGCTTCGTCTACAACAATCAAATCAAAGCCACCGTTACGAACTTCGTCCAACACTATGTTCACACCGTCATAATTTATTATGACAAACTCGGCACCTTGGTTCAGAATAGCAGCGCGTTTCTTTGCACTGCCATAGGCAACATCAACAGATCGGTGCGGTGCAAACGTAGATAAGTCTTCTCGCCATGCGCTATCCATAATTGATAGTGGGCATATGACAAGCACTCTCTTTATCTTACCTTGGTTCATTAAAAAATCAGCCGACCATACGGCACTAGCAGTTTTGCCTGTACCCTGTTCGTTAAAACAAAAGGCTCGTCTGTTCATGGTAAAAAATGCAGATGTCTTTTTCTGGTGCGCAAAAGGTTTGTATCTGCCTGACCAGTTATACTGAGTATCTATAGGCGAAGGTGCCCGCACCCCTAGATTGTTTAGTTTGTGTGCCGCATCAATATCCCAATCAACAAGCACCCTATTTGTATCAACCTGTTTGCTTCTGGGTATTACTGAGGTAACACGGTTTGGATTGCGCAGCTTTAACAGCAACGCTTTACCGTCCACTATTTCCATGTGTTCTCCTACTTCTTCTTTTTATAATTTCTTGCGCGGTTCTTGCTGCGGCTTTCTATTTTAACACCGTCTTTGTTAGAACCGCCTTTGCTTAATGCTTTCTTGTGACTAACGTCTTTACCCTCACGTTTGTCGGCTTTTCCGTTCTTGTTCTTATCTACACCTTCGCGGTCTATTTTGCGTCTGGCTCGTTGGCGTTCCATTCTTGCTTTAAAAGGTTTACTACCCACAGGCTTGTTGACTTGTTTTTTACGGTCTTTTGGATTTTTATATGGCATCAGGCATTTGCTCCATTATGTACGCACTCTACTACAGGGCAGTGCCGTCTACATAATCCACTAGGTCTAGCGTTCCACGTGTCAGAGTCTGCAGCGGCACGTAAATTATTATACTTAGCAATCCACTTCTCCCACAAGTCAGCTTTATCATGTTCTTCGTAGGTGTGCTTTACTAAGTCATTCACTAACACAAAAACCAAACCAGCGCGTACCTTTTTTATCTCAGGGAAGTGCGCAAATGTTGCAAGAGCCATTAATTCCAACTGTCCTTTGTCTGCGTACCTAGATGAGCTAGACGTTTTGTAATCCACTACCCACGCCATTTCACCTAGCACGTCAACTACAAGCAAGTCAGCGATGCCACGGAACCAAACTTTTTTGTCGCCAAATGTGCAAGGTTTGAGGTCTTCGGTAATGCCCATCCTGCGTTCACAGAATTTAATACCTCGTTTGTCTGCTAAACGATCCAACCCTTTTTGCGCAAACCTAAATTCTTCGGGTAACGGTGTATCATTTTTGATGTAGTGTTCTGCGGCCTTGTGAAACTTGTTACCGTAAATAGTAGCTGCCGTGGGTTTGAACGGGTAGTCTTTCGCTACCTTTTCATGGTAAAACTGTTTAGGACATTGCTCAAAAGATTTAATTTTGCTGAATGACCACGGTGCTATTTTATGTATCATCGGAATAATTTACTTTCCCACTGGCACACTTGGTTTATATGCGTGTGTTTCGTGGTAGGCTCGACCATACCAATTTTCTCGACCCAACCTAGTTTTTTCAAAGATGCGATCATCGCACCCCAAACATTGTGGTGGTGTGGATCAGCCATCCCTTGTTCTCTACAGAACGCGCAAATTTTGCCACCCTCCACATAACGGTTTTTAGCTAAGTAGCTTGCAGCGTTATGGTAGTATTCTTTTTTCCAATCATCGTCCGCATTAACGTAAGCACGTTCTATCTCTGCGGCTATAAACTCATGTCGTTCATCCATTACTCACAATCTCCATATGATTTGCCTGTTCCACTCTCACAATTAATAGGCAGACCCTCTGCCCAATCGGGTATCCATCGCATGCACTCTTCTATGTATGCTTGTGCTTCTGGAACCTCCTGATCTGTTACACAGCTAACAATACTGTCATGTACAGTTAGCACAACCTTGTACCTCTTGGCAATGCGTAGCATCTGTTCACCTATGATGCACCGCGCAATTCCTTGACATACATTCTCCACAACTTTACCGCCATATATTTTCACCATGCCCCTACGTGTTTTATAGTGGTATTGAAGATTACCCCCATCCTTATCTTTTGTAACTTCAAGGTCGTGGTAATACATTGGCAAGCCAGACGGTAATATTATTGCTTGCTTGTCTACATCTACTTTGAGAACGCCCCTACGCCCCAATTCCGTAGACTTATTGTTATGTAAATTTTTTATTGTCTCTTGGGCAACCTTCCAAAGGGTTTTAATTTTGTGATTTGTGGTGCGGTATATATCTACTATGTTACGTGCTTCATCTTTACAAATATCGTACCCAAAATTACTCATCTGGTTTTGGAATTTTATGGACCCCATGCCATACCCTGCACCAAGGATAGTGGTTTTACCTACGAACCTCTGGTCTTTATCAACTTCGTCTGGCTCTACATCATAAATCTTTGAAGCCATATGTTTGTAGACATCTTCACCATTGGCAAACTGCGTAACCAAATCATTCTGTTCGGCTAACCATGCTAATACACGCGCCTCTATCTGTGAGCTATCGGCGTCAATCAACGTGTGTCCTGCTGGTGCAATAATACTTCTCTTTAACTTTTTACCACTAGGCCCACGGCTTGGTAGGTTTTGGAGGTTGATCTTATCATCGCCGCCCCACCTACCAGTATGCGCTGCATAATATCTTACAGGTACAGGTAGAAGTCCACGGCGGGATATGTTTATGAACCGCTGTGTCCTTGTTTCTTCTAGGGTACTTTTGGTACCCAACCTAGCAGCGACCAGAGCTTGCACACGATCATCTTCATGTTCTCGCAGTGCCAAGAACTCTTCATCAGATTTTGCAAATGCAAAAGTAACCTTCTGGGTTCGAGGACTTGTTTTTGTAGGCGGCTTTACACCTAACTTCTGTAGCAGAACCGCAAACTTTGCATTCGACATTAGATCATCTCTCGTTACGTTTGCCTTGGCAAGTAACGTGTCTTTACGATCTTTAACTTCGGCTAGGTGCAACTCAAGGAGACCGTCATCCAAATCCACCGTTGGTTCAACAAACATGCGAAGCGTCAAGTCTATCAGCTTTAGTTCTCTTGGCGGAAATGCGCGGATCATTTTCATAAACAGGTCATGTGTTATGTCTACGTCCAGCACACAATAATCCCCGTAGGTGCCTAGCTCCTCATCTGTAAAGTCTCCTCTACGCTTACCCATAACACGTGTAACTTCATCACCCTTGTTCTGTAGGCCGTAAGCCTTTGCCAAGTTTGCGAGCGACACGCTACTCTCAACACCATGCAAAGCGCGTGCCATACATAATGTGTCAGCGTATATCTTAGGAGTTATGCCAAACTGCCAGTTGAGTATCGCACCATCGAACATGGTGTTGTGTGCCAGCAGCATGCTGTTTTCCCAATCATAACGTGTTAGGTACTCACCTATTTGTTCGTGCGTGCCGCTAATCCAGTGGGTCTCTTCTGCGCCTTCTTTTATCGCAACGCCAATAACTTCAAAGTCTCGGTGGCGTATATAATTTTCAGTAGTAATTTTAGACAGGGAGTAACCCCTGTCGTAAAATGTTTCAAAGTCGAGCGTGATTAATTTCATTAATCGCTACTCGCAATCTCGCCGCCGATTGCAGCGTATCCACAAATATCAACATAAGTGTCAACATCTTTAGGACCGTCACCGTGTAGACGTGATATTTTAAGCAGAACCATCATAGCCGCCACGTCACGAGGTGTAATGAAATTATTTAAACCAAGGTGAGCGTTCCAATACCCTGCGATGCGATCAAAGTTTTCTGCTGCATCGCCGTATTCTTCGTGGCGTTCACCTTCTATTTTCTTTAGTGCCTCATCCAATATCTTCTGGCGCGAAACTGTTTCACGTGGAACATCGCCCTCTAATTCAAAATCCCAATCCGCTGCCGTACCGCTAGCCTCACGCTCCGCTTCTTCCGCTGCAAGTGCGTGCGCTTCCGCTTCGTAGTCGGTGTCATCCTCTAAAACTTCTTTTGGGGTGCCGACCTTTTTCATCAGTTTCCACACGTAGCCATAAGATGTTTTGGTAGCCTTTGCTATTTCTGAGCTTGATGCTTCTGGATGTTTAACTTTGTATGCCCAAATTTTTTCTTCTTTAGTTTTCTTATTACGAGCCATGTCGTTCTCCTATTTTTCATTCGGGCATATGCCCGATTACATTTTTGGAAACTGGTATCGCAGAGCAGCCAAAGCCACCCTGCGAACCAGTGTAAGATCAATGTGCTAGAGGTACTCTCGAAAGGATGCACACCTCTTACTGCCGTGGATATTTCAATGTAGGGGTCTCTCACGGCTCTACCCCCATCGCCTCGGAACCAAACTAACCGGACGATAAATCAAACAGTATTCTGCTTAGACGTGATACGTTATCCTCATTGATGACAAGCGCAACGCCACCTGCCTTGTGTATGTCCTCCATATTCTTTTCTTGTAACGGCGTGGGTTTATTCTTGCCAGCTTTGCATTCGATACCAATAAATAAACCCCTATAACAAACTATTATATCAGGCACACCACTGCGCCCATAACCACCAGTAACAGGGTAGAAGTAATAGGCGCTCAACTCTTTGAGTATCTGTACCGCTTTCTTTTTAACTTTCGCTTCGGGTGTCATGTTATCCCTTTAACTTTATCTTTTTGATAAGTTCATTTACTTCTTTGTGCCGTGCCTGTAACCCATCATGTGCTTTCTGCATTTTAGCAGCGTTAGCTTCATAGGCTTTACGAAAATCCTGTTGTGCTACCTCACTGGTAACCAGTGCTGTATCTATGGCATCAGACAGCTTCTTAACTTCTTTTACCATCAGGCTAGCTTCTTCATTACCACCGCCCTCGCCGTAGTCGGCTTCTCGGATTTCTTTAACCCAACCCCATAACACCTTACCATCACATAGATCAGCCACACTGTGGTCAGAGTTATTTTCTTTATAACAACACCTGTCAACGTCGTATAAATCATCTAACCACTTACGTATTTCACGCCGTTGTGCAGGAGTGGATTTCATGTTGGGTTCGATTTTCGTAACAGTGGACGCTACCTTCTTCACACTAATTTTCTGGTTCATTTTTTCCTCATTACCTTTTTTGACGCAAGTATTACAAACAACTTTGGCCTTGTTTACAACCCAGCCAACTGACCTCATTTTTTGGACAACTGGTTTACTTGTCTTTACTTCAGCCGCTATTTTAGCTCTTCGACTAGGCGTCATATTTCTATGATAGTTGGTGGTAGGTATACCAATCACTACCTCTTTGCCGCAACAGTCACACGTCACACGTGCAGTCTGTTTGCCATTGGCATAACAGGGTAACACCCCCATATTATTCTCCTCACATTATAACACACCACCCCGAATAATATCAGAGGTGGTGTGAATTTTTTATTCGGGCATCTGCCCGATTGATTTTTTAAATACCCAAAATGTATCAGGCGCTGAACGCACGCCCACGTTCTCCACAATCTGGTTTTCATCGGGGTCTAAAACTGACAAGGCGTAAACTCTATGGCGTATCCACTCAGGGGTATCATCAAGTGACAGATAGTGTTTTCTAATATCATTGTCAAGTGTTAAACCTTTTAGGCATCGTATATGAACATAGTTAGATACAGGACGTATCACAACATGGCATGCGATGTCATGCTCCATCATTCCCACTGCGGTTGGTGCATACATATTAATCGACAAAGGGATTTACCTCGTCGACATGAATTGTGTACGCGTTATCGAAGTGTTTGTAACCAACGCCTTCAACATAGGTGCCATCATCAACGATCTGCAATGTAGACACACGATCCACAACCCACTGAGGAACATCCGACTGTTGGCAATGCTCCTCACTTGTTACCTCTCTGTAGGGGTTCGGGCCGTAGTGTCGTCCGTTCTTCAGCCGTGCCAATCTGTATATCTTGTCACCAAACCTATCGGTGACCATATCGACATACATCATAGGTATCTCTGATGCGTTACGCTTCTTGAACAGATCATACGCATCGCAGAACGCTTTCATATTAATACCGACCTCGGCTCGTAAGAACGAATGTCCAGACGCCAACAATGCTTTGAACTCGTCTATCAATACGTGCTTGCCTGCGCCGTAACTACTTATATGTATGTCCAGATATTTGCCTGCTTCTTTGTACGCTTTAGTCGCAACGCTTTGCACATCAGTGATCTTACTGGCAGACTTACCATTCAGTGCACAGGCACTTTCGCCAACCGTGTAACTTCTGAACAGAGCCTTGGCTTTCTTGATAGCTTTGTCTCTGTCGTTAAACATAGCCATATGGTGTTGAATACCCTCTTCTCGGTATTTGTGGTTTTCGTGGAACGGAGCATACACAACAAACTGATATTCTGAGGTCTTTGTTGTCTGCCAATCGCCATAACCAACCCAGCCCATGACATGGATATCACCTTCACGGTATATCCACACCGACGTGTGGTCTTTCATTGCGTAAGACGCACCACGTAACTCCTTACACACAAGCTTGGCATACTCCAGAGCAGTGATGGTGTTTTGATTTCGGGTGCCACTTACAGGGTTTGTTATGTAGGTGTCAATGATACTATCGTGTTCTTTAGTAGCTTTATGTACCACTTCGTGATTTATGTTTGCCCAGCCCATTAGTTATTCTCCTCTTTTGGTTCGGGCATCTGCCCGATTAATGGTTTACGTCTTGGTCTTATCGGGTATTTAGATACCTCCTCTGTCACGTAACAACGCATCATCGTATCGTTGCCATACAGATCGTATAGTTGGTTATACAGAGGCAGCATCACGCCTCTGTCCATAGCTTCTTGGCACCTGTCCTCTGTGTCATAGAGGACCGTAGTGTGGTGCGCTTCACCTTGTATGTGATACGTCAGGATCAACACGGTAAAAAACTCAATCATATCACACCTATACTGGTTAGGAATATTAACACGATTGCGAGTGTGATAATAATCACAAAGATAACTTTGTCCTGCCAATCTGGTTTATCGTCCATTACATTTTACCTCCATATGTTATGTGTATGTGCATGGATCATCGAAGTTGCATCGACCACACACGCCATCCGTAAAGTATTCTTCTTTCACGCAGATGAGACAAACTACGCAATAGCATCCGCTTTTGTTTTCTGTGTCGTGCCAATCACCCAATGGCTCATCGTCAACACATTTGTATGGCCCATCATTCATTATATTTTACCTCTTTGTTTCTTGACGCAACTATCTAAGAAGTTAGCCGCATCTTGGGTTGCCATATCTATGTCATCGTCTTTCATAACCATGCCTGACCGCTCCACAAAATTGTTCACGGTTGCTTGCATCGCGTCGATCATCGCGCCCTGCAACTCTTCACTTTGAGCCATAAATTCATCAGAGAATTGGATGCCGCAAGCGGCACCCTCGTCATTCATCTGAAAAACTATGTCACAAATTCTCAGTGTGTCTTTGTCAGCCATTCATAAAGTCCTCTCTGCTAACGTGTATTACAGAACCAAACGGCGGCTTGGCCCCTTTGTTGTCGATGATAACCCACAACACTGGATGATCCCAATCACCCCAGCCACCCCAGAAGTAACCATCTGTTAAGACAACCGTAGCCTCTGGCTTTATGTCTTTCTCCTTGAGAAACTCAGGCACAACTGTCGGGTCAGTGCCGCCACCACCCACAGGTTTCGTGCGTTCAGCCACAGTGTCAAGCTCGGTGTTGTCATACTTCTCGTAACCGCAGACCTCGGTATCCCAATAGGTTATGTGTAACTCGTCAGGAAATACAGTCTCACATATGTTGACCGTCTCTGTCACCATGATCTTAGCCTCGGCATCGCCGATAGACCCAGACATGTCATTGCTGCAATGCACAGACGCAACGGTCTCACTGATCTGAGATGGCATGTAGTGTCCGCTTGCTAGGTATCGTCTGTTAGGTCTACGCCATGTACTCTGATCCCTGCCAGCACAGGTTGCAGTGAACCATTCACGAAACGCCTCGCGCCAATCAATCTTGGGCTGAAGTAACTCGTCAATGTCACGGTTGCCACCACTGCCCATCTTGCCAGCGACCAACGCACCTTGGCGCAGTGCCTCGTCAATCTCACGCTCCAACTCCTGCCTTTCTTCGCGTGTCAGTTCTTCAGCGCCGTCAAAGTCAATCTCGTCAAACATCTGACCTGTTTCACCGTCACCATTCTGACCCTTATTACCGGGATCACCTTCGTCATCTTCACCTAACTCTTTATACAGATGCCAGAATACTTTGGCAGTATCCCACCCTGCAAACTGTGGATCACAGCAGCATTCATTGAAGAACTGACCGTCACCGTAGGTAATGTTCTCGGGCATCTCAACGAACCCATCCTTGCCATAGGCTTCCATGATCTGATTGTTAATCACGTGGTCCATCGCAATATTGGCAAGCCGTGCGTTGATCTTAGCCAAGTGACCCCATGTTGTCGGGTGTCGATACATCTTGTGGTACACCTCATGTATCTTGACGAACCGTATCTGTGGATCGTTGAGTGCTTCCATGAATGAGCGGCAATACCATTCGTCACGTCCGTTTGTGCATGCGGTGAACTCTTTGCCTCTAAAAGTTTTCTCCAGATACGTTTCACCGATCATCAGGACACCAGCGAGTGCTGGCTCCTTTCTCATCCAAGCGACTGTCGCTCTCGACATGCGCTCTTCCAATGTCATATTTGCTTGAAACATTTACTTCTCCTCTTTCCGTTCGGGCAGATGCCCGATTGACATAACACGTTTAACGTTGATCTTGTGCTTCACCTCTTCCCACCATCGCGGTGTATACAGAGTAGAGCTTGCGATATACTCAGCCTCATCCACGTTTGCGGCATCTATACCCCATATCACTACTTCGACTTTGATTTCGTATTTCATTGTTTCTCCTTCTAGGTAATGTATTTCACCTATGGTAACTTGTCGTACTAACTCGGTACCAATCCCCACATTACCACTGCTGTCGATGCGTTTCGCAAAACTGGTCGAGTTGTGCGCCAACATCACTCCTCCTCTTCTAGGTAATGTGTTTCAACTATGGTGGCTTGTCGCACTAACTCTGCATTCCACAACTGTGCATCTGCAAGAGCCTGTTCGCGGCTCTCACATTGCGTCCAGAACGTGTCACCGTTCTCTTTCATCAGATACCAATCCATTACACTTTATCCGCTTGGAACATGTAACCGTTCAGACGTGACCACTCACCGAACTTTTTGTTCTGCATCACGATGTTACGCTTGCTGTACTTTTCGGATCGTGCGCCATTGACAAACAGACCTTGCGCCTCGGTGTCGAGCCTGTCCATGTATGTCATCCATGCGTCCATCCAATCACGATCTATTGTGCTTAACGTGCGAAACACAGTCATGCACACAGCCGCAGCAGAGCTTGGCACCTTGGCGTTTTTCGGATCGTTCTTGATGTCATCAGCAGATGGCATGTCCTTCGCCACGTTGACAAAAGTCATCAACTCCACCGCCGCTTGCTCACCGATAGTACCGATGAGTGCCGCAGTCAGCATGTGATTGCTCATCATGTGACGTTTCTTCAGTATCTTTGACGCGGCTTCACCAGAGCGCCATGTCCAGAACGATTGACGCGATGGGTCTTTCGGGTGGTATATCTTCAAGTTTTCTTGTGGGTCTTTGATATCCTCGAAGTCATCACCCAACTCTGGATGGTCTTTGACATAACCCATCAACAGAGGTTCGATATCATTGTCGATAGCCCACTCCAACCACTTGAGATTTGTGGTCTTTCGTATGGTGACGACTGTTGTCCTGTTACGCATGAGTGCAGATAACACGTCACCCATACCCTCGCTTGCCTTGTTGGTCGTAGCAAAGACAATGCTGTCTGGGTGCAGTTCGTGCATACCAAACTTCTTCTCGTATGCGATCCGTTGCAGGGCAGGAAGCAGCGACTTGTTCTTGCCGATCTCGTCAAGCATCAGGCATATCGGGCCATCGTGATGAAAGCCCAACTCTTCAGCAACGGCATGCGTGAAGAAGTCTTTCTCTTGCGCCTCTTTCATTCTGGGTAAGCCCATGTCGCCAGCATCGACCTTGGTAGTGCAATCGAAGTAGAACGGTTTGTGTGTGGGTAACTCTTTAGCCACAATGTCGAGTATGGCTGATTTACCCTGACCCATGCTGCCAATGGCAATCACGGTCTGATCTCTGCCGATCATGGTAATCAAGTCGGCAGTCTCTTGGATGTCAAGTGCGTACATTTGTTTAGCGGTATTCATGTTGTTCTCCTTTCGGGCATCTGCCCGATTATATGTCTAATGATGGAAGGCTGTTCAGTGCCTCGGTTAGTTTCTCACGTGTTTTCTCACGTGTAGTTGGGCTATTGCGCATAGCATCTGTTGTGACACTATCCAGAGTAACCGATAGTTTACGGCGCATGGCGTCCATGTCCGGATCGTTTGTGTAGTTGCATGTGTGTAACATGTCAGTGAGTGCGACCAGACGATCAAAGATGCCATCGCTGATCTTACCCTTCTTACCTGTGGTTTCGTCGACAGCTAGGTTCTTGAGGAACCGCTGTATCTGATCGTGTAACTGATGCCACAAATCTTTCATCGCACCCTGAACCCGTGCCTCGTTGTCAGACTGCATCTGACTTCTTACATAATCCACAGCCTCCTTGCCGATGTCACAACGAAAGTCGCCAGCCTCGGCAATGCCTGAATATCCAAGGTTCATGTGGAACCCATCCAGTTGTAAGTCAGACAGTGACGGATATTGCAGTGGATCGTACAGATCACCTAACTCGCGAGGAGCAACCACGTCACGCTGGTGCTCGTACGTGTCAAGAAATATATCCCACAGGTCTTTGCCTTGGTCGATGGCATAGGTCATCTTTTCGTGAAAGTCGAAGTAGTTTGCATTGGACAAGAGGCGTGGCCCCTTGTCATCCCACGGCTGGGTTCGTGCATAGTATATGTTGTTACGCACATCACCGACATGGGTCTTCAGAGCTTTGAACTCTTTGTTGTCAATGAGCGACTTGGTTAGATTGAAGCGCTTGCGATCTGCGCCGTTGTTGGTAGCAACTTCCTCAGTGGCAATACGGTCACCCTTGCGGAATGTCGGTATGGTTACGCTAAACTTAACAAGCATAGCAGCGGATGATATTGATGGTGCAGACATTTGTTTCTCCTTTTGTCTGATCGGGCACATGCCCGAATGGTTAACGTGTTTTCTGGTTTAGGTGCAGCAAGTCAGACTTGCGGGTGACGAGAGTGTATGCCTGCTTTGGCAGTGGCACGACACACCAAGACTGACGTTGTTGCTCTGCGCGGATGTCGCCGCAGTCTAGGCAGTAGTTGTAGCCTAACTGTCGGCGGCGGTAGTCATAATCGTTGCCGCATGATGGGCATGTGCATTTGTTTGGCATTGTGACCTCTAAGTTTGGATCGGGCATATGCCCGAATGGTTACAGTTGGTAGGCAATGTCACCAAGTGTCATGGCCTAGTATGGTTATATCACATATAACACCTTATGTCAAGAAAACGTACAAAGTATTATAAGTCGGTATATGAGTGTATGTGAGAGAATGTGAGAAAATGGGTGGGTGTAAGTCATTGATTTTAAACGAATGTGAGAATGTGAGAAAATTTCAAGGTAGAGAGCAAAGCGTAGAATACGCGCAAGAACTCTCTCACACTACTACTACTAAATAAATCTTATACTCTTTAAAAACTCTCACATTCTCACATTGCTTTGTTTTCAATGACTTAACCCCTAAATTTTTCTCACACGGTTTCTCACATTCTAACATTATAATGATTTCAATAACTTATACGCTTTGCTTAAACCACGCGAAGAGGCTCGGCGCTATTCGGGTACTGGTATCAAATATCATTCGGGCATCTGCCCGATTACAAAGTTGTACCACGTAGCATATAATTTCTTACACTGCATTCCAGAGGCTCGGCGCTATTCGGGTACTGGTATCAAAGTGGTGTGGTAAAAGTGCAATCGGGCATATGCCCGATGCCTAGTTGGCATTTCACTAGACATAAAAAAATGGCCAACCCCGTGAAGGGCTGGCCAGTGTAACAAGTTAAGATTTACGCTTAAGCTGCTTTTCTAAGTTTTTAGCTGCAATGATGCATTCTGGAATATCGTAAATGCTATCATCGCCTTCGTTGACCTCATTAAGTATTTTGAGGATGTCGGCAAGTTTATCTAAACTACGATCCTGTGCGTCACGCTTCACGATATTGCGCTGGTACTTATCAGGATTGAGACGGCGGTCTGCGTTAATCATACCGCGTCTGATATTTTTTAGTTTATCGCTAATCTTATCAGATATTTGCTTGCGGAATAATTTATCCAATTCATTGGTGGTGCCCTCAGTCTCCACCATGCGGCCCACCTCATTAGGTGTTAGGCATATTACCATTGCCATTTTGCGCTTGATACTCCATGACACTTTGTCATTGGTGCTACCTTCCTGACTAGGTGTAAACCAATTCTCTGGCTTATCGTTCAATTCAGTAATGCGGTATTCGTATGCTTGACTAGATGTCATTTCGCCAGAATGCGCACTTGCTAAAGTGCCTAGATCATCTGATTTAAATTCGCCGCCAAGACCATGAACCTTGATTAAATCAGCGCCAACTTTGCGGATTGCTTTGATGTCAATTTTAGTAGTCATTTGAATAACCTTTCAAGTTATACGGCTGGAAACCCCATGTTTCCTTGTTCCGATAACCAACTTATAGCAGCACATAACACGTTAGACAATAGCTTGCGAGATTAGCCTAGTTTATAATAAGATTTACAATTACTATTCGGGCAGATGCCCGATTCGTTAATTCGTTAGAGGTACCCCACCCCCACCCCCCGCTGTGTGTACTGTGACTCCGCGCTACTCTATACTATACTAATTTACTCAAATCTTTTGTATTTTTCCAGTTTCAGGAAGCACCCCCCATGGGAGTCCCAACCTCCCCTTGCAAAAAATTTTTTATGCTATATCCTCACGTGTTATACGGTTAGTACCTGCGAACACATTATGGTGATGAACATAGAACCCGAACTTGGTGTACCTTTGACAGATGGTGTAAAAGACATCACACTCCCTGAACGTGTTGAGGCATTAGACAATACCGTTAACAAGTTAGAAGAACATGGGGTAGATGCTACACCTGACGCATTAGATGAAGAAGTAGCCGCTACTCTCCTAACAGCTTATGCACAAGACCCCGACAAAACCTCAAAACAGGTCACACACAAACGCGCTGCTACACTTACTCCCCCGTCCATCAAGCTGGCAAACTCTATAATTAAAGAATTTAATCACTCTGTTGTGGAATCTTCTGTACAGCTTCGTCATTTAGTTACAAACAAATTGATAATTGAATCTGAAAACCCCGATGCCAAGCATCGTCTACGTGCTTTGGAGCTTTTGGGTAAGATATCAGACGTAGGTTTGTTTACCGAGAAGTCTGAAGTGACAATTACCCATCAGACTACAGATGATATTAAGGATAAACTACGCGCAAAGCTGGCAAAACTGGTAAATCCGGAGCCAGAAATAGAAAATGTAGTAACTTCTTTAGATGCTGATGCTATATTAAGTGATTTTGACAATGAATAAGGCCACAACTTTTGACGAATTAGACGTAGGCCACTTTCTTGACAACCTAGACGCGTTCTCTGACGAAGAAATACTGGAAATTGACCGTATGGTTGACGAGTTACAGGCGCGGAAGGCAAACAAAGCAGCATATAACGACCTTATAGAGTTTTGTAAGCGTATGCAGCCTGATTATATTGTGGGAAAACACCATAAAGTGCTGGCAAGCCTGCTGATGGACATCGAACAGGGCAACAAAGACCGCATATGTGTGAACATACCACCCCGTCATGGTAAGTCGCAGCTTGTTTCTATCTATTTCCCAGCGTGGTTCCTTGGTCGTAACCCTAACAAGAAGGTTATGATGGTCTCGCACACCACAGATTTAGCGGTAGACTTCGGTAGAAAGGTCAGAAACCTGATATCTACGGACGAATACCGTGCCATATTCCCCACTGTGGCGCTAGCACAGGACAGTAAGTCTGCAGGGCGGTGGAATACGAATGTAGGGGGTGAGTATTATGCCTGCGGCATCGGTTCTGCCATTGCTGGGCGCGGTGCTGACCTGCTTCTTGTGGATGATCCACATTCAGAACAGGACGTAATTAACGGAAATTTCGAGGTTTTTGCAAAAGCATATGAATGGTTTACTTTTGGCGCACGTACTCGCCTTATGCCAAACGGTAGTGTGGCGATAATACAGACACGCTGGCATATGGACGATCTTACAGGCCGTGTAACGCGTGACATGACAAATAATGACATGGCTGACCAGTATAAAGTCGTAGAGTTCCCTGCAATACTGGATATTAAGAAAAAAGACAGTGATGAAGTGGTCCAGAAGCCGCTTTGGCCTGAATTTTTTGATATGCAGGCATTAGAACGTACAAAATCGTCTATGCCTACGTTTCAGTGGAATGCTCAGTACCAACAGCAGCCCACAGCGGAAGAAGCAGCCATAGTAAAACGCGAATGGTGGCAGGAGTGGACGGGTGAACAGCCACCTCCATGCGAATATATAATTATGTCTTTGGATGCAGCCGCAGAAAAGCATAACCGTGCAGACTATACGGCCTTGACCACGTGGGGCGTGTTTCTGAACGAAGAAGAAAGCTCTCATCACATAATTTTACTTAATAGTATCAAACAGCGTCTGGAGTTCCCTGAACTGAAGCAGTTGGCTATGGAAGAATACGCTGAATGGGAGCCTGACGCGTTTATCGTGGAGAAAAAATCTTCAGGATCGGCCCTCTATCAGGAGATGCGCAGAACAGGATTGCTTGTACAGGAATACACCCCGCATAGAGGATCAGGCGATAAGATGGCTAGATTAAATTCTGTGGCTGACATCATAGCCTCTGGCATGGTATGGGTGCCACAGACACGTTGGGCAGAAGAGGTTATAGAAGAGATTGCAGGATTTCCGTTTATGAGCCATGATGACCTCGTTGACTCTACAGTTATGGCATTGATGCGGTTTAGACAGGGCGGGTTTATACGTTTACCTACAGATGAGGTGGATGAACCTGTAGCTTGGAGACGGCGCAGTGGTGGGTATTATTGATGGCTGCTAAAGACCCTAAGAAAGGAACAGGTAAGAAGCCTAAAGGCTCTGGTCGTAGATTATATACAGACGAGAACCCGAAGGATACTGTTAGTATTAAATATGCTACACCTGCTGATGCACGGGCTACAGCGGCAAAGGTAAAGAAGATAAACAAACCATACGCTAGAAAGATACAGATATTAACCGTTATGGAGCAAAGAAGTAAGGTGGCTGGTAAAACTGAACAGGCACGGATAGCAAAGAAGGCTAAAGAAAGCCTGAAGCGACAGCGCGGTACGAAGAAATCTTGATACGGAGATAACTATGGCTATTGAAAAAGGACTATATTCTGCTCCGCTTGGGATTGATGAGGGCATAACCGACATGGAAGAAATGGAGGTGCCTGATCTTGAGATAGAGATTGTAGACCCAGAGGCTGTTACCCTATCCGATGGGAGTATGGAAGTAACCATAATTCCCGGTACTGAGATAGATTTGTCTGATTTTAACGCAAATCTGGCTGAACTTTTAGATGATACAACCGTTAATGTATTATCAAGCACGTTAATGGAGCTTGTAGAGGCTGACATAGACAGCCGCAAAGAGTGGACAGAAACATATGTGGATGGGCTGGATGTATTAGGATTTAGATATGAAGAGCGTACAGCACCGTGGGAAGGAGCTTGTGGAGTATATTCTACAGTGCTTGCTGAAGCGGCTATCAGATTTCAAGCCGAAACTATGTCTGAGACATTCCCTGCTGCAGGTCCGGTCAAAGTAAAAGTTCTTGGCGAAGAAACAAAAGAGAAGCTTGAAGCTGCCCAGCGTGTAAAAGCCGATATGAATTACGAACTCACCGAGAATATGGTAGAGTATCGTCCAGAGCATGAGCGCATGTTGTACAGCCTTGGCCTTGCTGGGTCTGCGTTTAAAAAAGTGTACTACGATCCCAATATAGGACGGCAGATGGCGCTGTATATATCTGCTGAAGATGTTATCGTGCCATATGGCGCGTCTACTATAGAGTTTGCAGAGCGTGTGACGCATGTCATGCGTAAGACTAAGAATGAGTTGAAGAAGTTGCAAGCCTCTGGATTCTATAGAGAATTGGACATAGGTGAACCAAAACCGTACCACTCTGATATAGAAGAGAAGAAAGCAGAGGACGCTGGGTACTCTCTGACGGATGATGACAGATATTCGCTATACGAGATACACGCTGATCTTGTTATAGATGGTGTGGATGACGATGACGAGATAGCTCGTCCGTATGTGGTCACTATAGAACGAGGCACAGGTTCTATCCTGTCAATCCGTAGAAACTACGAAGAGGGTGATCCCCTCACTCTGAAAAGACAACACTTCGTGCATTATGCGTATGTACCCGGCTTTGGTTTTTATGGCCTTGGTCTGATACATATTATTGGCGGTTACGCCAAGACAGGGACTTCCTTGATACGTCAGCTTGTCGATGCTGGTACACTAGCTAATCTGCCCGGTGGCTTAAAGTCTCGTGGGTTGCGTATCAAGGGAGACGATATACCCATAGAGCCGGGAGAGTTTAAAGATGTGGATGTGCCATCAGGTAGCATTCGTGACAACATCATGCCTCTCCCATACAAAGAACCTAGCCAGACCCTTCTCGCCCTACTGAACCAGATAACACAGGAAGGACGTAGGCTAGGCGCTATCAGTGACATAAACATATCGGATATGTCAGCTAACGCCCCCGTTGGAACCACTCTAGCGCTTTTAGAGCGCACCTTGAAACCTATGGCTGCTGTTCAGGCTAGGGTGCATTACGCTATGAAACAGGAGTTTAAACTGCTCAAAGCTATAATGACTGAGTATGCTCCCAAGGACTACGCGTATCAGCCACAACGAGGCGAGGTCTCAGCCCGACAAGCTGACTACGGTATGGTTGACGTAATACCTGTAAGCGACCCCAACAGTTCTACGATGGCACAACGTGTAGTGCAGTATCAGGCTGTGTTACAGATGGCACAGCAAGCTCCGCAGATATATGACCTGCCGCAGTTACACAGGCAGATGATAGAGGTGTTAGGTGTTAAGAACGCTGATAAATTGGTGCCGACTAAGGATGACGCGAAACCTACAGACCCTATCAGCGAGAATATGGATGCCCTTGTGGGCAAGCCTGTAAAGGCATTTATCTATCAGGATCACGATGCACATATCGGTACACATATGTCGTTTATGCAAGACCCGATGGTGGCGCAGCTAATAGGGCAGAACCCGCAGGCAAAACAGATTATGGCGTCTCTACAGGCGCACATAGCGGAGCACTTAGGGTTCTCATATCGCAAGAAGATAGAAGAGAAGCTTGGCGCACCGCTGCCTGCACCGAACGAAGAGCTACCGGAAGAGATAGAAGTACAACTGTCACGTTTGGTTGCAGATGCAGGCAAACAGTTGACTCAAGCAAACAAGCAGCAAGCAGCACAGAGAGCCGCACAGCAGAAAGCACAAGACCCGATAATCCAGATGAAGCAGGCAGAACTGCAGGTCAAACAGCAAGAGCAGCAGCGTAAAGCAGCTAAAGATCAAGCAGATAGTGCTCTGCAAAGAGAACGGCTTAACCTGCAAAAAGCTAAGGATGCTACATCTGCTATGATGGATGCGGAGCGTATTAAAATAGAGCAGGCCGAGGTTGCTATAGAAGCCGAAGAAAAAGGTGTAAAACTACAGCAGTCCGGGCGTGTAGAACGCAACAAGGCAAGATTAGAGGCAGCAAAGATGCTGCAGTCTATGCCTACGCCTAAGAAAGGAAACTAGTAATATATGGCAAAAACCGTCTTTGACGTGCTTAAAGAAAAGATCGAAGGTGATAAATCTTCTGCATTAGAATTTCTTGGTACAGGTGGGGCAAAAGACTACGCCCAATACAAGGAAGTCGTTGGCTTAATTCGGGGTCTCGAAGCCAGCGTAGGATACATAGAAGACCTCTCGCGCAGTTATATGGAAGATGACGATGGCTGAAACAGTAGTACCTCTAAATGATGCAGACTTTGATCTGCAGCTACCTAAACCTGTGGGCTATAGATTGCTCATAGCGCTACCTCAACCCGAAGAAAATTACGAAGGGACAAGCGTTTTAAAAACTGAAAAAGAAAAACAAATGGACCATATTATGTCTATTATAGGCCTTGTGGTTGATATGGGCGCAGAAGCTTACGGAGATAAAGATAGATTCCCGCATGGACCGTGGTGTAAAGAAGGTGATTACGTATTGTTTCGTATGAACTCAGGCACACGGTTTTCTGTTGGAGGTTTAGAATATCGTCTGATGAATGATGATTCGATTGAGGCAGTTGTGGCTGATCCTCGTGGCGTTACGAGGGTATAGGCATGGCATTTCAAAAAGTAGAGTTTGAGTTTCCACATGAAACAGAAGATAAGATAGATGTTGAATCTTCTAGTGCTATTGAGGTGGATATAAGTGGTGAGGATACCAAAGTTGAAACTAAGGCTAGACCAGAGCCTGAAGTCGAGGTGGATACTGATGACAGCGAGGTGGCAGTTGAGGTCGTTGACGACACGCCAAAGGCTGACCGCAATCGTAAACCGTCTGAACCTCCTGAGGATGTTACAGAGGAAGAGCTTGAAGACTATTCCGAAAAAGTCGCAAAGCGGATCAAACATTTCAGTAAAGGCTACCACGACGAACGCCGCGCCAAAGAAGAGGCTGTTCGGCAGAGTCAAGAACTTGAACGTGTTACTCAACAGCTTATGGAAGAAAACAAAAGACTAAAAGGTAATGTTAACAAGAACCAAGCCGCGTTGCTAGAACAGGCTAAGAAAAATGCCACTATAGAAACAGATGCAGCCAAACGTGCTTATAAAGAAGCATATGAGTCTGGTGATTCCGAGGCAGTATTAGAAGCACAAGACAAGCTAACATCTGCCAAGTTAAAGGCTGATAAACTAGCAAACTTTAAATTGCCGTCTTTACAGGAGACCGAAACACCTGTACAGACGGATACAGAACCCGCTCCAACAGGACAGGTCGATCAAAGAGCCGCAGATTGGCAAAAAGCTAATACGTGGTTCGGGGTTGACGATGAGATGACAAGTTTAGCGTTGGGGTTGCATAATAAGCTTGTCAAACAGGGCGTAAGCCCGCAGAGCGATGAATACTACGAGACTATAAACACTCGTATGCGTCAGGTCTTCCCAGATAATTTTGAGGAGGCTGCAGAACCCGAGGCTGAAGAGCCTAAGCGTAAGGCAAATGTGGTCGCACCCGCAACGCGGAGCACAGCACCTAAGAAGGTGACACTTACCAAGACCCAAGTGCAAATCGCTAAAAGGTTGGGGTTAACCCCTCAACAATACGCCAAACAGGTTGCAATAGACATGAGGAAAGCAGATGGCTGAGAATAGAATTGATCGTGAGCTACAGACCCGCGAAAAGAAAGTACGTAAGAAAGCTTGGATGCGTCCAGAGACTTTACCGTCTCCTACTCCCCAAGATGGGTATGCGTATCGTTGGGTCCGTGTTAGCAATCAAGGTCAGACAGATGCTACGAATGTCTCATCAAAGTTGCGCGAAGGTTGGGAACCCTGCAAAGCAAAAGATCACCCAGAAATTACTATGGTTACTGTAGAACAAGAGCGTTTTAGAGATAACGTAGTTATTGGTGGTTTGATGTTATGTAAGGCTCCAAAAGAAATGGTGGAAGAACGCACTGAGTATTTTACACAACAAACAGATAGTCAGATGCAATCTGTCGATAACAACCTGATGCGCGAGAACGACCCTCGCATGCCGTTGTTTAACGAGAGAAAGTCTCGTGTGACATTCGGAAAAGGAACTTAATCTTAGGAGCTTAGAATGGCATATCCTACAGTAAGTAGCCCTTATGGGCTTGTTCCGGTAAAATTGTTGAGCGGTGTTCCTTACGTGGGTACTGTACGTCACTACAAAATCGCTAGTAACTATGGTACTGCCATATTCTATGGGGACGCTGTGAAGCTGGTTACCGGAGGCACTGTTGAACGTGATACGTTTGACGCTGCCATGACACCGATAGGTGTCTTTATGGGTGTATCTTACACCGATCCCGGCACATCGCAAAAAACATTTAGGCAGTCTTATCCTGCAAGCACCGTGGCTTCTGACATTGAAGCATATGTGTGTGACGCAACAGACGTACTGTTTAAAGCTGTTGTGCTTTCATCTGGCACCACTGTTGGTGACTTGGCAATAACTGACATCGGAGCAAACGTTGCTGGTGTAGATAATACTGGTGATTCTGTATCGGGTAACTCCCGTTGTGGTATCTCAGATTCTTCTGCGACTACCGCAACGTTGCCGTTCCGCATTGTTGATTTGGTCCAAGAAACCAAAAACAGTTCTGGTGGCTTTACCGAAGCTTATGTGAAGTGGAATGCAGGACATGCGTTCGACAACACTACTGGTGTATAAGGAGTTATAAACTATGGCTATTTCACGCGCCCAGTTACTAAAAGAACTCCTTCCCGGCCTGAACGCTCTGTTCGGATTGGAGTACGCAAAATACGGTGAAGAACACGCCGAAATTTTTGAATCTGAAACATCGGATCGTTCCTTTGAAGAAGAAACAAAATTGAGTGGTTTTTCTGCAGCACCTGTCAAAGACGAAGGCTCTGCCATCGAATATGACAATGCACAGGAAGCATTCACCGCACGCTATACACACGAAACAGTGGCAATGGGTTTCTCTATTACTGAGGAAGCTATTGAGGATAACTTGTATGACTCACTGTCTGCTCGTTATACCAAGGCACTCGCTCGTGCTATGGCGTACACAAAACAGGTTAAAGCCGCTGCTATTCTTAACAGTGCCTTTGACTCAAGTGTGACTTATGGTGACGGTAAGGAGCTTTGTGCAACTGATCACCCATTGGTCAACGGCGGGACTAACTCAAACGAACCAGCCGTAGCTGCTGATCTTAACGAAACCTCTCTTGAGGCGGCTGTTATTCAGATTGCTGGTTGGACGGATGAACGTGGTCTATTGATCGCCGCACGTCCTCGTAAACTTATCATTCCACCAAACTTGCAATTCGTTGCAACACGTCTGTTGGAAACAGAGGGACGCGTAGGAACTGCGGATAACGATCTGAACGCTATTCGTAACAACGGCTCCATACCTGAAGGATACGCTATCAACCATTATCTAACAGATACTGATGCGTTCTTCATTATGACAGACGTTCCAAACGGTCTAAAACACTTTACACGTAGCCCGATGGCTACATCTATGGACGCTGATTTTGATACTGGCAACAGCCGTTACAAAGCACGTGAGCGCTATAGCTTCGGTGTTTCTGATCCGCTCGGCATCTTCGGTTCGCCCGGAGCCTAAACACTACTGCTCGACAGGCTTTGCCTGTATGCCTGAACTGGGGCAACTTCGGTTGCCCCTTTCTTTTTGTTTTGATGTATGTATAATGCGTTTATCCCTGACAGGCACATAGTGTGTCTGACACTAGCCAAGACAGGAGATGCACATGGCTAATACGACTTTTAATGGTCCCGTCCGTTCGGAAAACGGATTTCAAGTAATATCTAAAAATGCTTCCACTGGTGCTGTAACCACAGTCGCAAGCACTGCTTCTACGGGCATCGTAACCAACAAATACGTAAAGCATGTAGGTTTTGCTACAGGTGTAACGGTGAATACTACAGCAGGTGACAGCCCGACTATTGGTGAGTTCACACAACCAGCAAATACGATCATCACAGATATTAAAATCTTTTGTGATGTATCTCCTGTTATTGGGACAGGTGACATTGGGTATGAGGTTGGTACAACAAGTTCTGGCGCACAGATTGTTGCTGCTGTAACAGATGAAATTTTGGATGGTGGTACAACTGTTGTTGAACATAATGTAACACTAACAACTCTTGTTACACAAACGCAGAGTGGAACAACCGCCCCAGCTTCTGTTCAGTATACAGATACAGCGAGAACTATATTCTGCAACATAACTAACACAGTAGACGCTACAACCGCAGGTTCCTTTACGTTTATAATTGAATATGTACAAATAGCGTAACAGGAGGGTTTCATGGCTGATACAGTAGCTTCACAGACTATATTAGATGGTCCTACGCATGCTGTTATGAAGTTTACTAATATCTCCGATGGCACAGGAGAATCTGCTGTAACAAAGGTTGATGTTAGTTCGCTTCAAAGTAGTTGGAGAGGCCAGACTTGCACAGGTGTTATTATAGAACGTATCTGGTGGCAGTGTATTGGTATGAAAGTACAAATACTGTTCGATGCAAGCACTGATGTCATGGCTATCGAACTTGGTGAAAACCAAAGCGGTAACCACGATTATACCATATTCGGTGGGTTAATTAACAACGCTGGGTCTGGTGTAACAGGGGATATCAACTTCACTACTGTTGGGCATAGTTCTGCAGATACATACACTATAATTTTGTATATGCGGAAGAAATTTGGGTAACGCGTATGCGTAGTTATTACAAAAAAGGTGGGGGCGTAAAAACCCCCGCGTGGCAACGAAAGGAGGGAAAAAGTGAGTCCGGTGGACTCAATAAAAAAGGTGTTGAAAGTTATCGCCGTGAGAATCCCGGCAGCAAACTAAAGACTGCGGTTACAACTAAACCCAGTAAACTGAAAAAAGGGTCTAAGGCCGCTAAACGCCGTAAATCCTTTTGCGCCCGTATGAAGGGCATGAAGAAACGTCTTACAAGTGCTAAGACAGCAAACGATCCGAATAGTCGTATTAACAAAAGCCTACGGAAGTGGAACTGCTAATGGCTATTTCTCGCGCTCAAATGGGCAAACAAATACAATCGCCTCCGTCTAAAGTTTCTCAGAAACGCAAACAAGAGGCCGCGAAAAAACGTAAGAAAGAATTTAATGGCGTATCTAACAAGCAACGTTCCTCAGTTCAAATGCTGGGTAAGAAAGGAATACACACATAATCACGAACAGTATCATGGAGAGTTTTTACACGCTATGGTGATAGCAGTAACAACAATGCCAAACCGCTGTTTATCTTTTCAGGTTATATTTACAGGTGCTGAAACATATGACGGAGACGAACCAAATATACACGGTGGCGCTATGTGGGCTAGGATGCCGATAACTGCGCTTACAGGTGATACGGCCTTTGAAGAATGGCCTGACCCCATGCCTGTATGGGCAGCACAGCCGTGGGACTGTTCGTCTCGTACCCATAGCGTGTACACATTAGACAGAGCCACACCGTGTCCGTGGATGGCAAAGATAGATGGAGAATTCTACCCCGCTAAGTATTACTTCACTGTAGATTACACAGACTCTGAAATTGCAGATGATCCAGCGCAACACAAACAGTCGCACGTGTTAGAACTGTTAGATGCAGGTCCGTGGACAGGCAATATTGTTGCGTTGCCAAATAACCGTGTGCGGGTTACTCACCCTGCATGGTTCGAGGTTGGGGAAGGTGCTCCTGACTTCAAACCGTCCCAGCATATCCATTACAGTAAATCTGATTTAGACTATACGCTGGATGTAAACCAAATCTTTGACAACTTATATTCGGAGACTGATGATGAAGAAGATGAAAAATAAAGGCTATAAAGCTGGTGGAAAGATGAAAGCCAAGGGCGGTCCTATTAGAAAAATGAAAAAAGGCATGAAGGTAAAGGGTTATGCCGCTGGCGGTAAGATGCCCATGGTAAAAGGGCCAGATGGAAAAATGGTTCCAGAATTTGCTGCTGACGGTAAGGGTAAGATGGCTAAAGGTGGCACCATCAAGAAAATGAAAAAGGGCATGAAGGTCAAAGGCTATAAGGCTGGTGGTCTAAAAGATGTACCCGAAGGCAACAAAGGTCTTGGTAAGCTACCTCAAAAAGTGCGTAACAATATGGGCTTTAAAGCCAAGGGTGGTACTATAAAGAAAATGGCTAAAGGTGGCACCATCCGTAAGATGAAGGGCGGTAAGATGGTAACCAAGGGCGGCACTAAAGGTGGCGCAAAAGGTGGTAAGGCCAAGGTTCGTGGCGCAGGCATTGCACAACGCGGTGTACGTCCAGCAAAAATGAGATAGTGGTATGAACAAAAACCGCATTGCTCAATTACGTGACCAGTTAGCAGGTTTATCTCCTGACGATGACATGTATGACGTGTTGTTAGAGGAGATAAAAATGCTACAGGGTCAGGGTATGTATTCTAAACCCAAGAAGAAGTTTAAAGAAGGAAAGAAAGTTCGTGGCATGGGTATAGCACGTAAAGGCACACGTGCTTGTAAGATGAGGTAGATATGCGAAGATATTATAAATCTGGTGGTAAAATATGCCCAAAGGGTAAAGAAGCGGCAAAACGTAAATTTGATACGTATCCGTCTGCTTACGCCAACATGTACGCTTCTCAAGTGTGCAAAGGTAAGATAACACCCGGTGGCAAAAAAGGTAAAAAGAAAAGTTAAAACATGGCTTTACCAAGCGCTAAAAAGAAAAAAGTGAAGAAGGTGATTTCTAAATTAAAGAAAGCATCTAAGGCTCATGCTGGGCAAGCAAAGACTTTACAAAAGGTGTTGAAACGTAATGGGCGCTCTTAAAGATTGGCTAAAACAGGATTGGGTTCGTATCAGCACTGACGGCGAGATTAAAGGTAAGTGTGGTACATCCAAGGACAAAAAGAATCCTGATCGCTGTCTACCTCGCAGTAAAGCAAATAGTTTATCTAAAAGCGAAAGAGCTTCAACAGCTAGAAAAAAGAAAAAGGCTGGCGCAAAGGGTAAAACTGTGGTGGCAAATACGCCAAAAGCAAAAGTTAGAAATATGAGAAGCGGTGGTCTAGCTAGGCGTAGGCGTGACGTGGCTCGTGGATGCGGGGCAGTTATGGAAGATCGCCGTAAGGCAACTTTGTATACATAGGTGATATATGGAAGTTTTTCAAAATGGCAGGTTCTCTACGGGTGAACCAGTGTATCAGATAGGCACAAAAAACGCCGATGGTACATATGATATAGAAGTCTTTGATCTTATGACTAAAGGTGAAGCTGAAGCAAGATTGTTAGCAATGGGTGGGATACCTGCGGCCCCAGAACCAGAGGTTAAAGTTCCTACCGTTGCTAGAATTAAAGCTATGAATAAGAATGAACTAGAGGCCATGATGCGTTCAGAGGGTATAGAGCTTGATAAACGTAGAGCAAAAGCCACGCTTGTTGCACAGGTTATAAAACACTTTAAGGATAAGTAATTATGGCTACATCAGGCACTACAGCATTTGACATGGACTTCACCGAGATTGCGGAAGAAGCATTCGAGCGTGCAGGTCGTGAAATGCGGTCAGGGTATGATTTGCGTACTGCTCGTAGGTCTATGAACTTGATGACCATAGAGTGGCAAAACCGTGGCATCAATATGTGGACGATTGATGAAGGCACGGTAAATTTAGTAAAAGGTACTTCTCAATACAATTTACCAACAGACACCATAGATTTATTAGAACAAGTTATACGTACTAATTCAGGTAACACCACAACTCAGTCTGATCTAACAATAAATAGAATAAGTGTAAGTACATACGCATCTATACCTAACAAGTTAACACAGGGTCGTCCGATACAAGTGTGGGTAGAGCGCCGGGCCGTTCAACCTAGAATAAACGTGTGGCCTGTACCTAACAACAATGACTACGTATTTAAGTATTATCGTATGCGTCGCATTGAAGATGCTGGCGCAGGTGTAGAAACAGCAGATATGCCGTTTAGATTTCTACCCTGTCTTGTTGCTGGTTTGGCGTACCATATAGCTATGAAGATTCCAGAGTTAGCTCCGCGTATAGAAATGTTAAAAGCTTCGTATGAAGAGCAATACAGTTTAGCTGCTGGTGAAGACCGAGAAAAAGCCTCTGTGCATTTTGTGCCACGGATGGGGTATATGTAATGGCTAATATGTTCTCTTCAAATAAGAATGCGTTAGGCATCTGTGACATATGTGGGTTTACCTATAAGTTGCGGAAGCTGCGTAATATTATTAGGAAGGGTAAAAATACTAATATAAAAGCTTGTCCTGAATGTTGGGGTCCAGATCACCCACAGCTTAAGCTAGGTGAGTTTCCTATAAACGACCCACAAGCATTACGTGATCCACGTCCAGATAGCGCAGAGTTGGAAGGAAGTAGAAACATACAGTTTGGTTTCGATCCGGTAGGCCTCAATAATCCATTTGGCTTAACACCTAATAATCTGGTAGCTGTTGGATTTATAGGCGATGTTACGGTGAGCACATGAACTATTCTTCTTTAAAAACAAACATTGAAGACATCTGTGAAACATCTTTTACGGATGACCAACTTGCTTTATTTACACAACAGGCTGAAGAAAAAATACTTCAAACAGTAGATATACCTGCTTTACGTAAAACAGATACTGGGCCTCTTACAGCAACTAATAAGTTATACACATTACCTACAGATTATTTATATACGTATAGCATCTCTGTCATAAGCAGTAGCACACATACGTTTTTGTTAAACAAGGATGTTAATTTTATACGTGAAGCATTCCCTGTTAACACAAGCGCAAAATATGGACTACCTAAATTCTATGCACAACATAGTGAAACACAAATACAATTAGGACCAACGCCAGATCAAAACTATGAATTAGAACATATTTATGGGTATTATCCAGCGTCTATTGTTACAGCCAGCACATCTTGGTTAGGCGATAATGCAAGCGCAGCACTGTTAAACGGTGCCTTGATAGAGGCTATACGGTTCTTAAAAGGCGAACCTGATGTAATTGCAAATTATGAAAAATTGTACTTACAAGCAATAACATTGCTTATGGAGATGGGTGACGGTAAACTACGCAGAGATGCGTACCGATCCGGGCAGAAAAGAATACCAGTAGATAAGGGGCAATAATGGCATTTAGTGGCAACTATATGTGCACATCCTTTAAGCTGGCTTTATTAGAAGGCGAGATGGATTTTAGTTCTGACACGTCACAGACGTTTAAGATAGCTTTGTTTACATCTGACGCTACGCTTGATGAGACTACAACTGCATATGCTACAACAAACGAGGCTTCTGGCACAGGGTATGATGCAGGGGGTAAGACAATCACAGCCACCACATCTAGTTCAGGAGCCACAGCGTTTGTAGATTTTGGCGATGTATCTTGGACAAGCTCTACTATAACAGCTAGAGGTGCGTTGATATATAAATCGGGTGGCGCAAACCCTGCAATAGCTGTGTTGGACTTTGGGTCTGACAAATCTTCCAGTAGTAGCACTTTTGCTATAACGTTTCCTACAGCAGATGTTTCAAATGCGATCATACGCATAGGACAAGAAGGATTGAAGAATGGCGAGTACGTTTGAAAACAACCTACGTCTTGAAGAGATAGGAACTGGTGAACAGTCAGGTACTTGGGGTACGAAAACAAATGTAAACCTTGAGTTGATAACTGACGGGTTCAGCTATAGTTCGACAGGCGAAGCCATAGCAAATGCCTCTACTCATACTATTACAATGGCTGATGGTGTGGCTGACGAGTTTCGGTCTCTATACTTAAAATGCACAGGCGGCGGGCAAGCTTGTACTGTAACCCTTGCACCTAACACGTTATCTAAAGTCTGGATTATTGAGAATACTACATCAGCAACTTTGACCTTTTCACAGGGGTCTGGCGCGAATGTAGCTATCTTAGCAGGTCAGGTAAAAGTCATAGCCACAGATGGTCAAGGGTCTGGCGCTGCTGTGTTTGATTTGATGCAAGACTTGGCTGTGCCTGACTTGTTTGTGGATGATGATCTAACCTTGCAGTCCGATGGCGCTGTTTTAAACTTTGGCGCTGATAGTGATATAAGTCTTACTCACACCGCTGATACTAGCTTGACTCTTGGCGGCGCTGGTTCAACTACTGGTTTGCTTATAAACAATACAGCTACAGACGGTGATCCGTTTCTTGCGTTTGCTTTGTCTGGCACTCAAGTTTTTACGATGGGTGTTGATGATGGTGATGGTGATAAATTTAAAATCGGCACCACAGCAATCGGTACAAACACCAGACTGACAATAGATAGTTCTGGCAACGCTACTTTTAGTGGAACAGTCACAGCCACAGGCACCTCTGTTTTTGCTTCATTAGACATCTCTGGCGATATAGACGTAGACGGTACAACTAACCTAGATGCTGTCGATATTGATGGTGCCGTGCAGTTAGATGGCACACTAACCGTAGGTGTCGATGATACAGGCTATGATGTTAAGTTCTTTGGCGCATCTGCCAGCCATTTTTTACTATGGGATGAGTCTGCAGACGAACTTGTTTTAGCCGCAGATAGTAAATTATCATTCAACGATGCTGCTGGCGGGGAAAATATAGTTGCATCAGCAGATGGTCATTTAGAAGTAAATGCAGGTACTACGTTAGACGTAACCGCTCCTACCGTGCAGATAAACGCTTCTTCAGTATTTGACGTTAACGGCAATATAGATGTGTCTGGCACATACACTGGTGGTGGCCTTATGACTACGGGTGGCAATATTGTCATACCAAATACAGGCAATATTGGCTCTGCTGGTGACACCGATGCTATAGCTATTGCTGCTGATGGTGTAGTGACATTAACGCAAAAACTAATTGGCACAGAGCTAGACATTTCTGGTGATATAGACGTAGACGGTACAACAAACCTAGATGTTGTGGATATTGACGGTGTGACTACTATAGATTTAGCTGATGGTGTTGCTCCCAATCTTTATGCACTTACAGTTAAAAATAGAGAGATAGATAATGACCAGTCTTATGGGTTACTGATCCATGCAGGGACAACGAATACTGATAGAGCATTAGTGATAAACGATCACGATGGGTCCAATGCACTATTTTATGTTCATGGAAATGGAAATGTTGCACTTGGAATGACCAACGCAACCGAAAAGTTTACAGTCGTTAATTCTTCATCTGGGATTGTTGGGCGATTTACTAATAACTCAAATCAGACACTGGATTTAGGTGTCATCTCCGGCACGGGGTCGGCTGGAGGAGTGTCTTTCAATAACGCAAACTCTGGGTATCTTTCGTTTCAATCTGGCGGCACGGAAGCTATGCGCATCGACAGCAGCGGCAACGTGGGGATTGCATGCGTACCCAACTCTTCAAGTAGTGGTGTTAACGGCCTATCTGTTGGAGATGGTGGGTCTGTTCCACTTGGTTCATTGGTTTCGGACGGTGCTTCAAACACAGAAACGAGACTAGGGCATGCTTATTATCACGATGGCTCAGATTTCAAATATGAAACCGCCAGCGTTGGTGTTGCTATTTATCAGCAGCTTGGGAATAATGCTGGCGCACAGCATATATGGTTTAGCAATGCTGGTGGTAGTGAGGACGCAACTTTTACTCCAACGGAACGTATGCGCATCGACAGCAATGGGCAAATCGGTATTTCTGGCAGCACAACAGCATTTGATACCACAGGCGCTGTAAACGGACTTCAGCTTTACTATGAGACAGACAGTGGGTTAGCAACGATAGGATCATATGGCGGTTCCACTGGTGCTACTGCTCTCACATTCCACACTAACTCAGGGACAAGTGCTTCTGAAGAACGTATGCGCATCAAATCAACGGGTGAAATACTTCATACACTGCCCTCAGAAGATACAACCTTTGCGGCTGGAACTGATAGTACATGGAACAGGTTTGAGATATTCCAAGACCGTGGTGCGGCAAATACTGCATCAGGAATTGCTTTCAGATCACAATCAGGCACAGCCCCTGCTGGTATAGTTGGTGTAGCCCTAAACACAACAGGTGGACGAGAAGAACTAGCCTTCATTACATCGACAGGCAATGCTTCTTCGGAGGCTATGAGGATTGATGAAAATGGCAACGTGGGGATTGGGGAGGATTCGCCTGATGCTGATCTTCATCTTGGTGCTGCAAGTCCACACATAGACATTGGCCCATCAACGGGAAACCGTGGTAAGGTAGGCTTTGATAGCAACAATGTTTATATTGGGTCTACATCAGGCACAGGTGAAATATACTTCAAGAACAACATTGGTTCCACAGATGCACCACATTCTTCTGGTGATACCAAGATGGTTATTACAGATGACGGTGTTGGAATTGGGACGAGTTCGCCTAATTCTTTATTACATCTGGCAGTTGATTCTGGTGCAGGATCACCGACAATTAACCTAGAAAGAACAGACACTTCAGTATCAAGTACAAATACTATAGGTAATATTATATTTACTGCAGGTGAAGACGGTAGTGAGGAGACTGTTGCCCAGATAAGTGCGATTGCAGAAGAAAACTTTACCTCAACTTCAAGTGCAACAGGCATACAATTTAAAACAACTGCATCTGGCAATACTTCAAGCACAGACGCCATGCGCATCGATAGCAACGGTAACGTGGGGATTGGGACGACAAATCCGATTGGTGATCTGTCCATCGTTGATAGCAGCACAGGTTCTGGAATTGAAATCCAACCAGAGGTTACAACCGATACAAACAGAATTACAAACTTTGATCGTGTGGAGACTGCTTATAAAAAGTTTCGCTTAGATGCCAGTGAACACGCTTTCTATATTAGCGGAACAGAGCGTATGCGAATAAGGTCAACGGGTGACGCAGGTATCGGAACTGGTGGTGACTTTACTTATGATGACATTACAGGTTCTGGTGCAGGTCTTGTTATTGGTTCAAGCAGTGTATCATCTGCTGGTATTGCAATACGAACAGG